AGTTCGCCATTCGTGAGCGTTCGGCCAATTGCGATTTGGTACGTGGTTTTCGTGGTCGAGTTCTTCATTTGATTCTCCAGTTGCGCGTTGCGCGGTTCGTGTGCGCTCGCACGATATTGTGCGAGCGCGTTGCGAGTCGTTTTCAGTCGCGGGAGTCGAGCATCGTCAGTTCAAATTCGAGTTGCTTCTGGATCTCGGTGAACGATCCCCCAACGCAGTCGCGACGATATTGTGCGAGCGCGTTGAGCATCGCGGTGCGAAAGTCGAGGGCGATTGTGAGCGCATTCGAGGGCTCGAAATTCTGGTCATCGTCGCGGGCATCATTCGTTTCGGAAACGCATTCTTCGATCAGGCACGTGAGCGAGTTCAAGTCATTGTGGGCATCGTCGAGAAGCGAATTCGCTTGGGCGTCGGTTAATTTTCTCATCGTGGCTCCTGTTTCGTTTCGCGTTGCGTGTTTCGCGTTGCGTTGCGTTGCGTTGCTCATGTCTCTAACTTACATCCATCGTTTGAATCGTGCAAATTAGAGCGCAAATCGAGCGCGCGGAACTCGTTTATTTGCAACAGTTACGCGCTATTCCCATTTTTCTGGAATTTAGTTTCAACGTTTTTCGAGCGTTTTTCGCTCGAATCGAGCGCAAAATGAGTCGAAAAACGGGCAACTACGGCAACTAAAGGACTTAGGCGCGGCGGCAAAGCCCCGAGCGGAAGTCTCGTGCCTGCCGCAGTTAGAGCGATCCTCGCTCAGAGCGCGTAGGAGCGTCGAGGTTGAGCGCAAATCGAGCGCATAGAATCACGCGAGCGGGGCTAGAATCGAGCGTAGGGGCGAGCTGGGGCGCCCGCTCGACGCGATTTCAAGGGAACCGCGTAGGGGCGTCGAGGTTGAGCGCAAATCGAGCGCACACGCTCGCATTCGCCCGTCAGGAAAAGCGCGTGGGGGCGCTCTGGGCCATATCGGAATCTGAGGTAAAAAACCGTGTTTTCGCCCAGATAATCGCGCGGCCCGCTTGACGGGAACTCACCCTGGGTGTAGCGCGTTTTGGGCTCACCCGACGCTCGAAAAAAACCGAACTCGGCCGATCACGCGGGGACGTTTCGGCCGATGGATCAGTTTCCAAACGGGCGCCGGGTAAGTTTTTCAGTTTCGGTTTTCAACTTTGGCCCGCCAGATCGCCAACAACTGCCAAACGCCCGCAATGGCCATGCCCGCCAAAGTTGTCGGGAGCCCGAGCTGCTTCACCACGAAAACAAAAGCCTGCGCAGCTTCCATCCATTCCGAAGCCGGGCATTCCATCATGGCCGCCAGCGGTCAATCCAAAACGAAACCAGGTACTCGACGCTCAGCGGGAATTCAGTCGAGCACGACCCGGTGTCGTAGTTGCAATCCGACGCGGTGGAAAAGTGATACCCAAGCAGGCCCGTGTGACCGATGCGGCCGCGACCACGGAAATGCGCGCCGAGCTTCAGCGCCGACGAGCTGCCGAGCGACACGCCGATCGCCGGCGCTACCGACCACACCCGTCGCTTGGCCCTGACCTTCAGAAACTCAGTCGCGTCCGCGTTGAAGTCGCCGACGCCGACGAAGTGCTCCTGGCCGCCGGTCACATTCCACAACTCAGCGCGACCAACCAGAACCGCGTTGCCCTCGTCAGTCTTCAGCTCGGCCGAGATCACCACCGCCTCGAGGGCGATCGGAACGGAAAGCAGCGCAACGGTTCGCTGATCGACCAACGGCTTACAAACCACGGTGAGGTTCACCACACCGTCGGGGCACGGGACAAGCAGCGGCTCGGCGCTCTCCTCGGCCTCCAGCTCGGCGATGCGGGCCTCGGCATCCCCAAGCAGGTCTTGCAGCGTGGTGTTGATTGGGTTGGTTCTAACGGTGGTCACGGCGGTGGGCGTTGTGTTCGGCGGCAGCGGCCCTACCTCGAGGTCATCAAGCAGCGTTCGCAGCTCAGCCGTCTTGGCGTCAGCAGCAACTATCTCGCCGCGAGCCGTCCTCAGTTCGGCGTCAGCCGTTCGGCGCTGCTCCGACACCTGGTCGTCGCGGTAAGCCTTCGCGGCCAGCACACCGGCAAGCAGCAGCACCAGGATCAGCGCCAGCCAATACCGGGTCTTCATGACTGCGCCTGATTCTCAGGAGGCTTCGGCTTCCCGGCAGGAGGCTTCGGCTTCCCGGCCGACGAGCGCATGAACAAAGCGCCGCCTACGCCGAGCATCCCCACCCAGGCCGGCAAGAAGTCGGGCGCATAGCCGCCCTGAATCCCCATGCCGACAACAGCCAACAAGGCGCGAAGCGCCCCGATGAACCGGCCCTCGTCCATCAGCAAGCTCTTGAGGTAAGGGAACATCAGTGGCCTCGCTTTCGCTGAATCAGTTCGCGGTTGCTATGCGCGGCGTAAAGCTGCGCCAAACCGGCGAGCAACAGCAACGCAGGACGGATCGGCCCGCTGCCGCCGAGCCAAAACCACACCGCGACAAACACGCCGACCTTGAGAACAACCATCGCTGTGCGCCAACCGCTTTGACCAGCGAGCCACTCCACAGCTTCGTTGCGCTCACCGAAACCGAAGCGCCGCAAGTCAACCAGCGCACGCTTCGTGGTGTAGAAATCCAGCGCCGCACCGATCCAGAACACGACCACAGCAACGATCAAGAAAGCAGTCATGGCTCAACCTCCGTTTTTGACTATCCACCAGACGAGCAACGGAGCAAACAAGCTCCCGAAGAAACCGCTGCCAAGCGCCATCCGAACCTGCCACATACGCAGACCGTCCAGGCGTTGAGCGTTGTTGCTTGTCTCCAGCGCAGCAATTCGAACCAGCAAAGGCGGCTTACCGTTGCCGCGGAACTGCCGCAGCACCTCGGCCAGCTCCACGCGCAGCTCGGCCACTTCAATGCGGGCCGCCTGAAGATTGTTCGCATCGACGGATTGCTGTCTCATTGCTCCGAGCACTTCCCGAAGCAGTTCGGTGTCGGTGTTGGAAGGCATTATCCAGCACCGCCCCGGTTCTCTGCTTCGAGGCGATCTATCAAGAGCTCCATGCGCTTGATTCGCACCTCGTGGGTCGGGTCTTCGTACCATGGGAAGTGCCCCGATACTGGCTTGTGCCACCAGACCAACACACCGAGAAAAATCACAGTGAGCAACGATGCAATCGTATCCACGATGAACCAGAACTCGAACATCAGGCCCTCCCGCCATGGGTCATGGAGTAATGGTTCCCGTCGCGGCGTTTGAACCTGCCGCCCCAACGGCACAGCTCGTGCTGCCGCTCCCACCATTCCCCGAGAACGCGATGCGCCTCGGTCGAGGACAAGTACTTGCCGTCCTTGAACAGATTCAAGTCGATCGCCAATTTGCTGCGATGCAACGAATACAGAATGCCCGTGCCCGCAGCTACGTTCGCCTCGGCAGCCGCTTTGCTGCGCCAGGCCTCGCCCAACGTGATCTCGTAACCAAGCGTGGTGGCCCGCAGGATCAGTCGAGCCACGAGGTAAGCGAACAAGCTCTGCTTCTCACGCAAGGTCATGGGCACAACTCCACAGGACAGGCCACAGCAACGCCGTGGGTCATAGCAACAGCACCGCTCTCGTACTCAGCCGTGAACTGGAAGTAAGTCACCGCGCCGAGGATCTGCGCGGACGGGAGCATCGGGTCCAAAGCCGTGTCGCTGTAACGATCCGTAACACCGAGATTCAGCCGTTGGCACACAGGCCAAACATTCGGGTCCCAACTCCACATCTCGTAGACAGCAACAATGCCGCCGTGAACAACGTGCTCAGGGGCGGGCGGACCCATCGGGAGATCCCAACACCACGTATCGGCCGCCGGCGGGAAGCACGAGACAGGTGCGGCCGCCCGGGTTGCAATGGAATAGGCCAGCAGCAGCAGCAGGAACACGCACACCACGCCGAGCTTCTCGTTTCGTGTCATGTGACCCAACCTCTCCCGATCATACGAGCCTTCCCAGGTCGAACGGAGCCAAGCCCTTGCCTCGGCGCCCAACGGTCGAGCACGACCAGCTCCCGGCCCTCCTCCTGCATTACAACACGACTTCGGAACCCGCGAGGAGTTCTGTCGCCTACGTCGCGCTGAAGCAACAGCCGCGAACCGAGATTCGGGAGTAAAGCGCGCAAAATGTTACGAAAGGGCCGCCGACCCAGTAGCTCGTCCACATCGAGGCTAATCACATCGAAGGTGCGCCCCTGGTTTGCCAGCACCTCGAGGTAATTGTCGGCGTCGGCGTGAGTCACGACACGTTCGGCGTTCTCCTCGGAGTCCTCGAACAGCCCACCGCCGCGATGCAACCGCCAAAGCTCAATGATGTCGCTCGACCATTCCACCGTCTCGAGATGGGAAACCGCAACCGATCTTGCGAGGGCTCTACGAGTTACACCGAAGCCCAAACCGATCTCGAGAACAGATCCGTGCGCCATGCTCCCGACAGCATGATTCAACCGGCGCCACCTCCGTCGAGCAACCACGTTGCCGCGATAGAACAAGTCCCTGTTGTTCGCTACTTCGGCGTCCCCGCGTCGATGGTTCATCAGTCGATCTCCACCGGAGTGATACTGAGAGCCTCGCGGCCGCCGGCAGGGAAGCTGCCGCTACCGCCACCACCCACCGCGGTCCCGTAATCCCCGGTTGTGCCGTCAGCAGGAGTCACGCCGATCGCTTCACCGGGGTGAGGCGTCCAAGTGTGAATGCCCTTGCCCTTGAAAACACCCACCTTGTCGCAAAAGACTTTGTTGGTCGAGTCGCACTCCACCCAGATCTCCAGCGCAGCAGCGGGAACCCCGGAGTCGATCTGAACCTCGCCGAGAGCGAAGCCGCGGTAGCTCCCCGAACCCAGAGGAATGCGATCGGCCGCAATAGTCAAGAGCGTCTGCGACCAACCGCCGCCGCCGGAGACTTCGCGCAACACCACTCGCACCTCGCCGTCGGGGACAGCCGATTCGTAAGCGCACTTCAAGACCACGGAAACCCAACTGTCCGGGTCGAGGTGCTTTCGCGTGGCGTTGGTTATGGCAAGCGGGAACGTCGCCCACACCGAAGAAGTGGCCGGGCCTGTACCTGCCGTGAGAATGGCAAGGCTCGCTGCTACGCTGGCCGAACCGCCCGCACCACCGTTGAAATCCACCGTCCAGAAACTCGCCGGGTGATCGTTGTCGAAGTCGCCGTCCCAGACCAAGTTCACCGGGTTGAAGTGCTGCGCCTCGTTCGGGTCCAAGTCCTCGGAGGAGTTCTTGTAGACAGTCACCGTCACCACGTTGGACTCGTTCATGAAGTTGTCGGCGCCGTCGAGGTTGGTGACCACATCCAAGCCACGCGGGACAGCTTTGAAGAACAGCTCGGTCTCCAGCAGCTCCTCGGCCACATCAACCGTCACCAGAGTCTTTGCGCCAGGCGCAACGCGGATAAGCAAGTTCTCCTCGGACGCACCGAAAATGGCGGTGGTGCCACAGTGAATCCCGATGGAGTCGTACATGCCCTTCATTACCGCTGCGCCGGTCCACGGAGCTGCGCCTGCGCCAATAGTCACCTCGAGAGAAACCTTCCCGTTGGTCGACCAGGAGTTGGTGATCGTGATGGCCGGCACCAGTAAGGCCGGGCCGCTCTCGCCTGCACCGCCTTCGCCCACAGGGAAAGGGTGATCGGTGAATACGTCAATCTCCGGGGACCAACTGTCGAACCTCATGTACAACCGTTCCGGCGAGCAGCGCAACGTCGTACTCAGATCCTCGTTCAACTCCGAAGAGGCCAGCCGACCGTAAATCAGCGAGTCAGCCGGGAGAGGCTTACCGGCGATGCGATCGCCGCGCTCAACCAACAGGCCCTCCAGCCCGGTGGTCACGCTGAAGCCGCGAGCGTGCTTCGCGTTGTCACTGTGGCCCCCAGAGAGCGCACCGAGATGAGCCCACTTCGCCAAAGCTACCCGACGAGCCTGCCACGATGTGTTCACGCCGATCGCCTTCATCGGCAGCTCGGACACGTAGTCGTTCCCACCGGCTTGCGCGTCGGTGAAGTCCACAATGCGCGTCGCGGGGCCGTTGTTCCCCTCTGCTGTGTACGTGATCCGAACCACGTTCGCCAACGACTGCCGAGCCCGACGCCGATCCAACTTCAGTATGTGGTCGATCATCCCGCGGCCGTGCGTGGTCGTTGAGTCCGCCTCAACCTCGAACGTCTCTTCGGTGTCGAGCCGTTTCTTGATTCGGAGGCCCAATTTCCCGTTGCGATGGTAGAAGTAGCCGGGGAAGCAACTCATGACCGCATCCAGAGCTGCGGTCAAAGGGCCGCGCCGGTCAATCGCTACGTTGCAAGTCCAACGCGGAACCTTCTGCTGCAGCCGATCGCCGACGTTGGGTTCGTTCGCTGGAATCGGTACTCCGGGCGACAAGGAGATCAGGTTGTTCACCGGGTCGATCTTGTTGACGTAGTTCGGCGGGATAGTCGAAGCACCGTTCACGAACAGCTCGTAAGCGCCCGGCTCGGCGATGAAAGAACCGTCGAAGGTCGCACCGGCCATGAAACCGTTGATGCTCTGAACAACCAACGTCGAAGCGAAAGGCGACACGAACTCAATCAGCGTGTCGGCGTCGTCGCCGAAAAGCAGCTCGTCGCACTGAGCCGCCGCGGTGATGAACGAGCCGTAGTCAATCATCTCGGGCGGGAAGCCCGCACCGTAACGCTGGTTCAACAGCAAGTCGAGTAAACACCACGACGGGTTGTTCGACCATGCGGGCGTGCTCGCAACTCCGTCCGAATCGTAGGTCGGGATCTTCAGCCCACGAATTTGCGTCAACACTTGCGGCGCGGTGGACTCGTTGAAGTCCTCGAGCGGCGCGGACGATTCCGCGAACTCGGTATCGCTGACGAGAATCATATAGGCCATCCGCGAATAGGATGTCCCGGTGGCGCTGCGGAAGTCGCGCCCTTGCGTGGTGATTTCTTTCATCCCTGGGTGAATGAAGTTCCCGGTGAGCACCGCCTCGTCGGTCTGCCAATCCGATTCGGTGTAGATCGTGTCAACCCCGACCAAGCCGCGCCGGAACCAACCCTGAACCCCGTCGAAGTTCACGTTGGTGGACACAACCAGGTCGCGCACACGGGCGCTGTAGACTCGATCAATCTCGCCCTCGCCGATGCAGTAGAACCAGCACGGCAAGTCGCCGGTAGGACCGGCCAACGTGGGCGTGACACCCTCAAGCCATACCTTCTCAACCGGCGGTGGGTACAGCCCGACAAACCCGTAGATCAACGGGATCGGCAGGAACTTGTAGACGTTCTCACGCTGAAACGCCTCTTCGTTCGAGATGGAGCCGAGCAGCGAACCGTACTGTGCATACGTCAAGAACTGATTCGGCCCGCCAGGATCGGAGATGAACGGGCCAATGCCCAACAAGATCTCCAGAGCCGACTGCGGAATGGTTTGGCCTTGCTCGATGGTCTTCGCTACGCCCGCAGCGCCGCCGTAGCGGTGCAATTGCGTACGCCAATCGCAGTCACGCCGAGTGCGCCAGCAGTCGCCGTAGACAACCGAATCGCCGTCGTTCAACGTGATGGTTTCCACCGTAGAGAACTGTGTGCCGGAGAGAATCGAATTGATCGTAGCCGGGGCATACGAGAGGTTCGAACCGCCGATGATGGTGCGGCCCTCTTCCAGATCCGAAGTGTCGTCCACGGTGAACGTCGTGCCGGTACCGCCGCCGGCAACAGCGACGGTTGCGCTGGAAATGTAGCCGCACTCGGCTCCGCGAAACTTCCAGGAACACTCCGGCTTCAACGATCGGCGAGGTGCTTGCAGGTGAGTGCCTTTGTTGTACCCACGGCACTTGAACGTGGTCTTGATCGCATCGCCCGCCGGTGTGTCTACAACCACGCCGCGCATCTTGGCGAGCAGCCCTTGAGTCTCGCCTTTGTTTTCGTGGATCATCCAAGCGTGAGCTGAGTCGTAGTCCGGGTGCAGCTGCCCGCCACCGGCCCACAGTTGAATGTCGTCAATGGATACGTCGGTGCCGGCCCAATCGGTCCCAAGCGTGGTGCGCGTCCACACAACCAAGTCGATGTCGTAAGTCCCGGCGCCGTCGCTCAAGAAGTGCAGCACACCAGCGCCCCAACCAGGGAGGTTGATACCGGACGAGCGACCGTTCTCAATCGAAACCCACCGCTCGGTTGCCGAGAACGTAGTGCAATCGAAGTCCAGGTAAGTCCCCGCGGTGGAGATGCGAACCATCACCTGGTCGTCCACGCCAAGCCCGGCGAGTCGAGCAAACAACGTGTGCCACTCACCAGCGGCCAAAGTCACACCGGAAGCAACGCGGATGTAATGCTCCGGGTGAGTCACCGTGTTGTTGCCGCCACCGCTGTTCGTCCAACCGCTGCCACGACGCACACGCAAAGCGCCGTCGCGCAAGCCCTCTTGCTCCCAGAATCGCGGGCCATCGCGGTCGATGTGATACGCGGTGTAGCTGCCGAACGTATCCAGCCGCGTTGTCTCCTTGTCGCGCACAGCGGTGGTGTTGTTGGCGAAAGGCCCGTCAATCTCGATGTCGTCCAAGTAAATAGCGAAGTTGCCGAGCCCGTCCACGCTGCGGAAGATAGGTCGGAACTCGTCGGTGTTGGTGATCGCGTCGGGAGTCTTGACCCAACCCTCGAACAACTGCCACGAGGTTGACGGGCTCAGCAAAGCGTAAGTCGTTACGCCGGTCTGCCAAGTCTCACCGTCCGAAGTCAAGAACTGCTGCGTCGCGGAGTTGTCGATGTCGATTCGCAGTTCCAAACCGTCGGTCTTCGCTATATCGGATTTGTACCAAAACGCTACCCGGTACCACTTTGCCGGTGCGACCAGCAAATTGTCCCGGTAGGCATTCAACGTGCTCGCGCCGGTGCGATCCAACTCCAAACCGCGCGCACCAGTTCGGGCCGCTGCTGCCTTCGCTTGAACCGTCCCGCCCGTCTCCGTGCGTTGCCAATCCGTCGGTGCGCCACCCTCCGAGTCCAGATCGAACTCGCCGTTGGTCATGATCGGCGAATGGTCGTGCGTGAACGGGCCATCTATCTCGAAGTCGTCCGCTTCGATCTCACCGTTGGTCGCCGATGCGTAGATGAACCGCACCGTGTAATTGTCCGGGTTGGCAGCGTGGTCGTACGGCACCTGGAACCACAGGATGTGCTGCACCCAAGAAGTGGTTACGTCGTAAGTCGCGGCGTTCGTAGCCGAAGACGACCACGTACCATCGGTCTGAAGAAACTGATCCGTCTCGGCGTCGTTCTTCATCCGAATCGCAAACGCAGACGCAAGCGCGATGTCGCTGCGAATCCAAACCGTGATCTTGTACCAATAGCCGGCGCGCATCGCCATGGAGTCGGCGTTCTCTCGCCGTAGACTCAACTCGCCGCTGGTTGTGCGCGTGAACAGTGCGCCTGGCCCGGAGTTACGGCCCGCACCGTTGTCCTTCACGATGGTCCCGCCGGTGGTCACTATCGTGTCGAACCCGTAAGGAACCCCGCCGGTCCAAGCATCGCCGAACGAACCGGCAGGCGCCCAGTTCTGCAAAGCCTGATCCGCAATGGGGCGACCGAGCAAGTTGTCGTTGTCGAAGTCGCAGAAGTCCGAGAGCAAGTTGCGGCTGCCATACGCGCCGTAACTCATCACGCGACCGTAGTACGAATCCTTCGAGCCGAACGAGGACTCCTCGATCCCAACTTGATCGGTGTACTCCTTGTCGGGGAGGTTCGCGTTGGCGTCCTGAGTCGTGTTCGTGGACGCCTGATCGTGGAACGGAGTGAACGCTCGAATCGGGTTGTCGAAGTCGTCGGCAACTATCGCCGAAGTCAAAGTCCACACCAGACTCAAATCGTTGCTTCGCAGCAAACGGTTGATCCCGGCCGCAGCGCCATCGGTGCTCTGTAGGTCGTGCGGGATCTTCATTTTGTCGAGACCGCTTCCGATCTCTTCCAGCTGATGCTCCCAAACGTGGAACGCTCCGTTCACACCGGAGTCGTTGCGCACCGTGACAACCAAATCATTCGCCGTGCCCAGGCCCGAGTCGTACTGCACAGCAACCCAGATCCGGCGCCAGGCGTCGGTCAACGGGTGAACCAACGTCACAGTCTGGAACACAGTCGGGACGGAATCGCGGATCTCGACCTTCATGGTCAGCGACTGCGGGTCGCTGCTCGAATACGCCCGCGCCCACACCGAGAACACGTACCACTGCGCGTGAGTGAACGAGCCGGTGGTGATCTGCGAATGGGAGTCCGTCGCTGTGTTTACGGTGCACTTGGTCGCGGTTGCACCGACAGCGGCGACGTTCTCAGGCTTCAGCGAGAGCTTTCCGTCGGGCAAACCGCCGCCGGCGTCGCCGCCGCAGAAAACCATCTCGCCGGGAGAGGGCGCAGCAATCAGCGGGAAAGGCCCCGCGGCCACATTCAGCGCACGAGTCGCTGTGCCTACGCGCTCGCCCCAACCGTACTCATCGCGGACGGGTCGGTTGCTCGCCTGTAACTGGTTGACCGTGCCGACCGAAGCGCCGTGCGTCACCTCAAGGCCGGTTGCGGCCGCGGCCAGCTCGAGCTGCGCGCCGGTCATCAGCAAACTGTCATCGTCCTCGTAGATCGAGACTTGGATCTCCGTGTCAGACGGCGACCCCGAGAAGGTCTTCGACATCTCAATCCGTGCCCAAGTTTGCCACGGCGCCCAGATCCCAATGACGTTGACGCTCGAGGATTCGGAACCGTTGCCCAACCGAATCTGCAACTGAATGGTCTTGGTCTGCTTCCTGCGAATGTCCCAAGCATCATCCGGGTTGTTCGCGTAGTCTCGACCCACGTAAATGCTGAACGTCCACTCTTCCGACGCACGACTCCCGGCAAGCCCCGAAGTGGTTTGCGTTCGTGCGCGCTGAATGAACTTGCCGGTGCCGCCCGTGGAGCGTTGGCACGAGTCAGCGTATTGAGCCACATCGGTTTCGGTCGGCAAGTCCGTCGCTACCACACCGAACAGGAAATCGGTGCCGGGATACTCACCCTCCTCCGAGGCAGTACGCAGCCGATCGAAAGACATTTCCGGCTCGCCGTTCTCTGCGAAGACCGGGCCGCGACGACGGGTCACACGACCGTTTATCGGGCCGCGCCACACGAACGTACTCTTCCCGAAGATCTCGGCGGGCGGAGTGCGAGCCTGATACGCCGAGATGCCACCGCCGGCTTGCACGAACTCGCTTACTTGACCAAGCCGGATGCCGCGGAAGGCGTACAACTCTTGCAACGCGCCCGCGGACTGACTAATCAGCTTGCGAAGGAAGCCGCGTGAAATGGCCTTGTTCACTCGACGATCTCCTCGACGATGGTTGAAACCGTTCGCATGTTCTGGTTCGGGAACGAAGACGGCAGTTGGTCATCACGAAACGCCACGGGAATATCCAGCTCGCCGGTCTGTATGTTGTCCCAGTAGAACGGATTCTCGCTGGCCGTACGAGCGTCGTAGAAGGCCACGAATTCGTCCCACTCCACATCGGTCATAACCCAACTCAATCGCCACGCACGGAGCTTCGTGGTGCCCCACCGATGCGACTGTCGCCGACCGTCCCGGTACTTGAACACATCCACGCCGTGCTTGCGCTCGATCTCTTCCACAGGGAAGTTCAGCGGCGCGGTGATCTCGGTCGTGATATTGGGTGTGAGTTCGGCCATTACCCCTCCGCAGCGTCGGCCATGGCTTCAGCTACCGATTGTCGCCACTCGTGCGTGGTCAGCTTCTCGCGGAAAGAATCAGCGTCCAGCGCCTCAAGACGGTCGATGTAAACGTCGCCGCGACCGCGTGTGCTCGTAGTTAATCCGTTGTTGAAGGCGAAAGGCGTGTCCTCTGCCGCACGAGAAAGATTCGCCATGGCGAGGTCGGCCACAGCGTTGGTTCGATCCACGCTGGCCTGCAAGGCAATCAAAGTGGCCTCAACCACCACCTGGTTGTTGTCGGCAGCCTCCGCGACTATCTCTTGCATTGCGGCCTGCGCCGAGCTGGAGTTGGAACCGTTTCGGAAACCATCGCCGAAGACGAACTGACCGTTGCCGCCGCTGCCTTGCTCGTTGCGCTGCCCGCCCTGGTCGCGGATCTGCTGCGAACCGCCTGCGCCAGCACCGCCGCCCGCTGATGCGCCAGCGGTCGCACCACCACCGCCCGAAACCAACTTCTTCGCTGACGCCACAGCCGCAACGCCGTTGGCGATCTGCAGCAGACCAGCAGCAACCAGCTTCATGTCGGGCGGCTGCTGCGCCAGGCCCTTAGCCATGTTCACACCACCATCCTTGATCGAGATGATGCCGGAGATCAGCAACGCTGCGGCCTGCACCTTGGCGATCCGTTTCATGTGCTTGTCCGTGTTGCTCGCCACCTGAGCCAACGCCTTCGCGGCGTTCAGCATCCCAGACCACGCCGCGGCCATACCCGAAGCTACATCCTCGGCCACACCGAGCGTACGCAGCATCGAAGCGGTCATCTGCGCTTCGTAGTCCAACTGGAACCCGATGATCTCGCCTTGCTTGTCGCGGATGATTCCCGAAATGTTGTCCAGGAACACGTTGAAGTCATCCGGGGGCTTGATGTTCCCGAGCCCGAGCGTCAGCGCCACGGAGATGGAATCCACGTAAGCGTCGATGTCGGCCATGGAATTCGCCAACGCCACCGAATCCTCGCTGACCAACCCCTCTGTTCCCCGAGAAATCGTGTCAGCGATCGCAGCGTGCAACCGCTTCTCCGCCTCGGTGTCGCCGCGCTCCACAGCCTGAGCCAATGCGTCGATGTAAACCGAAACCATCGCACCGGCCTGCGCCTCGTCCACATGCAACGAGTTCAAATCGCGGAACGTACTCATCGCCTCGGCGAAGGCCGCCACCAGTCGCGGTTTCCCTTGCTGCGCCGCCATAGTCATACCGTCGAACATGGCCGTGACCCGAGCGGCCAACTCATCCGGCTCGAACGAAAGGTTCGCTTTCTGCTGCAACTGCGCGAAGGCGGTCTCAATAGCAAACAGCGTGTCGGGCGTGTTCGCCTCGGTAGCAATCTTGATCGCCGAGAACAGCCCGGAGACTTGCGCCGTCGCCTCATCCGGGTTGGGCAGCCCCAAGTCCTTCAGGAACTGCGCGTCCTTGTTCATCTCTACGCCGTCGAAGACAGTCGCAAGCCGCTCCTGAGCCTCCGCCAGCCGCTTGACCAGATCCTCCATCTCACTCGCATCGTCGGCGCTGACGTCGCGCAGAGCGGCCTTCAGGCGAATGATCTCTGTCTCCAGAGCATCCACCACCGAGTTGCCGCTGGTGGTCGTCCCGGAGTCCTGGCGCAGCAAAGCAGCGGCGCTACGCAACGCGGTGACGTTTTCAAGCAACTTGTTCTGAATCAAGCCGGGGCCGGGCAGCGCATCGGCCAAATTGATGAACGTCTCCATCGTCGTGGCAATCGAATCCACAGTCAGAGCGAGCTGAAGACGGAACAGAATCATGGCGAGCTTGGCTTCGTTCAACTTCCTCTCGAGCGACTCGGCAAACATCGAGATAGGATCACCGCCGAGCGTCGTTTCGGTCATCGCGGCGTACATGGAGGCGAACGATCGGGCGATCTCCAGCACAGCAATACTGCTGTTCAACAGCGAAGTGCGTAGCCTTACGTTGTCTCGAACCCAAACCGTGGTCAGAGTGAGAACCGCAGTCAAACCGCCGGCGAGGCCGCGCAGCACAGGCATGAACGAAGTAGACAGTTCGATCCGTACACCCTCTGTAGCACTTTTCAGCAGCACCAACTGGCCGTTGAGGTTGTCGAGGTTCTCGTTGGCGATGCGCTCGGTCAAACCGGCGACGTTCTTGGCCTCCACCTCGAAGGCCCGCAGCGCCTCTACGTTTTCGAACAGGATCGCCGCACCGACGCCAGCTCTGATGTCGAACAGCTTGAACATATCCGTGGCCTTGAACCCGGCATCGCGCAGCGCCTGGAAGGTCGAGGACAACGCGCCGCCTTGCTTGGTCGCAACCAGCATCTTCTTGCCGACTTCACCAAGCCCCTTCGCGCCATCCTTCAACGGCCCGATCAGCAACGACATCATGCGCCGGAACTGCGTACCGGAAAGCGTGCCGCGTATGCCACGGTTCGCCATCAAAGCCAACGCTCCGGAAGTCTCCTCGATGGAAACACCCGCGAGCGATGCGCCGGTTGCGGCGAATTTCATCGACTCGCCCATGTCGCGCAACGTCTGGTTGGATCGGATCGTCGCCAAGGTCATCACATCGACCACGCGAGGCAGCTCGGACACCGGGAGCTTCATGCCACGTAGCGAATCCGCGGCGATCCCGGCCGCCTCGGCCATTTCGAGTTGACCCGCTGCCGCAAGATCCAACGTGGGCTTCAACGCGCCGAGAATCTCACCCGTGTTGAACCCGGCCTTCGCCAAGGTAAATTGCGTGTCCGCTACCTGTCGAGCGGTGAACACCGTAGTGGCGCCCAACTGCTTCGCCGTTGCGGTCAGCAGTTTCATCTCGCCAGCGGATGCGCGTAGCACCGCACCGACGCGGCTCATGGTGGCCTCGAACTCACCACCGACGGAGATCATTTCCTTGAACTGGGTGATGACTGCGCGAGCAAGACGCTTCACAATCATGAACGCGCCTGCTATGCCGGCACCGATGCCGAGAACGCTGAGCAGCGGACCGAAAGCCTTCGCTACTTTCTTGATCCCACCGCCAAGACCGGCCATGCGCGTCTTGAATGTCGAAACGGATTTGGTGGCCTTGTCGACGCCGCGACTGGCCTTGCGGTATGCCTTGTCTACCCCGGCAGCGTTCTTGCGGGCCTTGCGCTCGCTCTTAGCACCCGCGGCGTCGAACGACCTCAAGCTGGCTACGCCGGTCGTGCGGTCCACGATCAGTTTGTATACCAGGCCCTCGACTTCGTTCGACATTTTCTATCGCCCTCTCTTCGCCGCCTTTCGACGGGCAGCGACTGCCGGTTTCACCACCATGCGATCGAACAACAGTCGCGCGTCGTCAACCAAGTCCAACCATTGCCCTCGGTCATACCCACCGAGCTGAAGTTGAATCATCATCGCGGGTAAGTTGAGTCCGACCGGCATGTCCCCGATGGTGTTGACTTGATCGCAAACCTCGCCGTAGAAATTGATCGCATCTTTCTGCTCCGAAGTTAACGCCGCCGCAGCGGCACGGTTTTGCGTTTTCAGCCAAACCGTGCCGTGCTCAATCAGACCTTGCTGACGGCGGCGCTTCCTTCCCCCACAAAGTTTTTCGCCTCGCTGGCTTTCTCGCTGACCCACGTGGCGAACTCCACGTTACGCAGCAACTCCAGCGCAGCCTTCTTCGAGAACGGGACCTCGGCATCGCCCTTGAACAGTCCCTCCCAACCGAGAATCACCTCGTTGGCAAGTTTGTCGTTCCAGCGCCCGATGTCCAGCTCGTCCTCGAACTGTGACTTGAACGGCCGACAAGCGCGACGGAGCTTGTCGATCTCCGGACCGCCTTTCGAGGCGATGCGGACCTTGAACCGGCCATCCGGGTCGCCCGGGAAGGGGAACAGCGCGTTCTCCTTGAGTGCGATGTCGTTGAATTCCATAGTACGTTTCCCCGCGTGGCGTCCTGTGTGAAAACGGGACGGAGGCTCGGACGCGAAACAGCCTCCGCCCCGCGGCGTACGATCAGGTGAAAACGAACTGAAGATCCTCGCCTTCGACGTCATCCGTCTCGGCAACCACTTCCAGCTCCTGGTTCAGAATCGTGATCAGATCACGTTCCCCGAACGTCGGAGCCTTCGGAGCAACCTGCGCCGTTGCCGTGCAGATCAGCCCGGCGCCGGTGCCGACAGCCCAGGACAGATCCACGATGGCCTTCGCGCTGGCCTCGGTGAACCAATCCTTGTCGCCGATGTCTTCCAGCTCCGGGTCGATGCTGACCGTCGGTCGCGCATCCGTAACCAGAGCCGTCTCGAGGCCCGTCGTGTCGTTGGCGTTCTGCCGAACGATCACGTTGTTGCCCAGGTTCATGGTGAGGTTGGCGAACACCAGGTCGGCATCCCCGCCGTGCGCCAGGCCGACGCCCTTGAACGCAGGAGGAAGGATCGTATCGGCCGCCGGCGTAATCACCGCCAGAGCGAACGGAGCCTCCCACTTGCCCATGGCAGCGCATTCCATCTGAACCGGTTCGCCATCCACGCAAGTCACCACGATGTCCAGCATCCCGCCGGACAGCGAGTAGCATTGACCGTCCTTGTTGACGCCGATGGTGAACCGCTCGTAGCTGGCGATGGCCACGCGCTTGTACGTCACCGACGTGGACGCGACGATGGTCTCGCTGTACCCGGCAGCACGGAACAGAACACCGATGCCGGGCGCAACGCCCGCGGCCGAGCCGCCCTTCAGCAAGCACTTGAAGTTGATCGCGGCTTTCTGGATGGTGATGACACCGGGCCGCTTCTGCAACGTACCACCGACGGACGACCGTTCGAACTCGCCCCAGTCCGGGCTGAACTCGATGTCGTAAGCGTCAATGAGGATCTCGGCGCTCGTGGGCGGTGCACCGGTGTTGAACACGGCGGTTCCGGGCGTAGCCTCTACTTCGATGTAGAGCTGGCTCGCCATTTCACGATGAATCCCCATCAGCTACTCCCCTCGCCCTTCGGCGATCGCGCCACGACCGGCGCCGGTTTGATGATCTTGTTTCGGGCCGCAAGCCGCTTGCTCGTGCGCTCGTGCGCTGCGAGAACCGCGGCCGCTTCGTCGCTCTCGACCGGCTTCCCGTTTCGAGTGACCTTGCCCGCCTTGGAAATCTCAATGCTCATAAAGTCTCCTGTACCCGCGAAACGAAAGATACCACGACACGGCGCAACTCCCTGCCGGACGGATCTTCGTCGGGGTCCACTTCGTAGCGAACAGGGCCAGCCGGTCGCGTGTGCAAAACAACCGAGGTGCCCAGCTCCAAGTTTTCGTACTTCATCAGAAGCACGCGCACAAACGCCGCTCCAACTCGGTTCACGATCCGCATGTAGTCCTGATCGGACCAATCTGCATCGCGCAAGATTGTGCCCACTACGTCGTAAACCACATCTGTCAAGAGCCGCCCGGCCGCGTATTGACGCGGAGCCTGGCCGCCGTCTACGGACATTCCGGTTGGTATCACCGCCACCAGAAGCCCATCCCCGCCTTCTTCCACGGGCTCGAAATAATCCACTACCGTCGGCGTCGGGACCGTCACATCAGCCCCCGACTCCGTGTTGATTAAACCAATCTCTGTCCCCAAGCGAGCCGTCAGCGTGGCAACCGCTGCCTCCTGAACACGCTCGAATGGACTGACCTGCGGGACGCTCATGTGATTCGCCGCCTTCTACGAGCAGTCTTCATACCCAGAACGCGCATGGCTCGCCGGAACCGAGGCACCAGCCACAGCCCAATCACGCGCTCGTACTCTTCCAGCTGCGCGTCGGTGTGCTGCAGCGGAGGCCGCTCCGGCATCACCGGGATGTTCCCCTCTTGGTGAATCTTAGCCAGCGGGTCGGAGGAGCCGAGGTACATATTCGGGCCAACCATCTCCGCGATGTGGTTGTGCTGCTCGCGCTCGATGAAGCTGCGCCGCAGATCGCCTTGATCCACCAGGATCTTCCGACCACGGAAGTTCTTTCGGCGCTTGTCCTGCGCCTTCTTCCTGCGAGCGTAGTCACGGGTCAACGGAGCCCACCGCAAACCGCCGCTGCGGCCCTCGGTCTTGAAGTGCTCCACCATGTTCTTCCGGAACTTGGTGTCCATCTTCGGCAGCAGCGAGCGTTTCATCTCGTCGTTGGTCGGCATGGTGGCTGCGATCAGCTCGGTGAGCGTCACCACCCGCTTGACTCTGCTGCGCCGCTTCGCCATTACAAATCGTCCTCGCCGGTCAGCGACACCAGGATGCCCGGCGCTTCCTTCCCGGCTTTCTCCGCGAACTCCTCGACCTCGCCCGTGCTGTACGCCGTGACTACCGTGGCCACAGCGTACAAAGCCTCGGCAGCAGCAAGCAGTTCGGCGGGTATGTCCTTGCCCGGCTCGCCAACCATGAGCTGCCGCCAACGCCGCTCGAGCTCCGTGATCTTGTCGGACGACTTTTGCGGCTTCACACCGCGAAAGTGATGCCGCACCTGGTCTATCGCAGCACCCACCGCGTTCGCTTCGGTCAACAACTGCCGGAACGCCAACCCGAAGTCGCTGGTGATGTCCACCGGGTTCGCGCCAATGTCCACAGTGATGGTCACGCCGTTGGTGTTCAGCTTCAGGCGAATCGCTGCGCCGCGGTTGCGGGCGAATACCTCGCACTGGGTCGTGGTCGGGGCGCTGGTTGCGCTGATCCCGATGCCCGAGTACGTGGTAATTTCGGTGTCGTCGCAGAAAGCATCGTCAAAAGCAGCCATCAAGTCCCCCGTTCGCGCAACAGCAGCGAGTCGACGCCGACATGGTACCGCGTTGTGGTCGCCGGCGGCGATCCGTCCTGGACGAAACGGATGCCCAGAGTTTGCGAGAGCTTCCCGTGACTGATCTCAGGGAACTCCACCGTTTGCCAGTAGTTGCCCGGCGATGCGCTCAATACCTGGGAAAACAGCACGTTCTCGCCCTCACCCGTGTTGACGTTGCGGTAAACCTCGACACGAAACAGCGAATCGGTGTGCGGCCGCACGTAGATCCGCAACCGGCCTTCGTAGGACGTACCGAGTACGGTTTGCGTTCTGGGCTTGAACAGCCGCAGCTCCGGGGCCTCGAGCACCGGCGTCGGCGTCAACGTCACCTCGTCCACGTACCACGTTCCCTGACCAGGGCCGAAACCGCTCCCGGTCATGTCGGCGTGGAACTTCAGCGTAGTGAACGCTGCAGCCGATGCGGTTACCTGTGTCCACTCCCGAATCGGGATGTTCCCGGCGTCGAGCGTCAACACTGGAGCCGTGTCGCGGAAGATACGCAGGCGTGAAGCCCAACCGCTGTCGTTGTTGTCGCGCCAAACCCAAGCGGTCACCGTGTGGGTCGTAGCGGCGGCAACAACCTGCTCTGCAATCGGTTCGGCGTCATTTGGCCCGTTGGTCCGCGCTGGAAGGAAAAGCGACTGAGCGCCCGCGTATGGCTTCGTGGTCCGGATCTCGGCGCTGTCGAACAGCGACCAGGAGGTTCCCACCTCAAAACCGCCATCGTTGACTATGGATTCAGCAACCGATCGGGCCAGCAAGGCCACGTGGCGCGCACTGGCGAGAGCAGACTTCGGCCACGCCGGTGAGTAAGCCGTGTCACCGTTCCATAGTTCGGTGATCGGCGGTGCGTCACCGTTGCGTACCAGTTCGAAGTTGGGATCAAGGTCGCTGGAGCCTGGATTGTTCCAGCCGTACATGGCCCACGGTGCTGACCCGGCCACACCGCGGTGGATCATGGACGGGTTCCGTAGCTTCGCCTCGTAGCGAGTACGATGCGCGGCCACTGAGGCCACGCGGGTCATTACTCGCTGCTCTCGGGCGCGGTGGCGATGTCGATGAGAGCGTCAACGCAGTCGGTCTTGGTCCTGAAGTTCTCCGGGTCCAGGCCGTGCGCCAACAGCAAACCGTCCAGCTCGGCACGGTTCATCGTCCCGATCGCATCCGTGTCGATGCCGGGAAGTGCGTCACTTGCCGTGGATGCCGGTGAGCGCACAGGAGTCGGGCCGGGCACCTCGTCGGGGTCATGCTCGACCAATTCCTTGCAGTCGTAGAACCGTTTCCACAGCTCGTCGCCCACATCGTCGAGGTCGGCCTTCACGATGTCGCCGGTCCTGAAGCCGCGGCCGGCGGGGTAGTTCACGGTCTTCTGGCCGAGGCGACACGGGCCATTCAACGTCAAGCGGTACAGCTTCTGCATCGGTGCTCCTGTGATACGGCGGCTCGACCGTATTTCAGGTCGAGCCGCCCGCTGTTCAATGGCCCGCAGGGCCTACGATCAGGTGTCCAGACCGGTCAGGAGATACGCGGCGTCGTTGTTGACGATCTTCTCATCGCAGTACATCGACGGCTCGATGATCTCGCCCTTGCGAGGATCGTCGCGCCAGGTCCGCGTTTCGAAACCACCACCACGCGTGGTGAACGAGAGCGCGAAGCCCTTGTAAACCATCGACGGCGGAGGATTCCACGAAATGACCGCCTTGTCCGTGCCCCAGATCTCGGCGATGGACTCGGTGATCCCTTCGCCAGCGGTGTTGAAGTACGAACCGGCGACCACGACCTTGCCGACCTGCCAGTACGCCGCGACCATCGCGGGCGTGATGTCGGATTGGTTCACCGTCTGAACGTACTTCACCCGATCCTGAATGTCGGTGTTCAGCGCGATCAGCTGCAACCAGTCGGTGTAGCCGATGGTTACGGTCAACTCGTCGTCCGTCGCCATGCCGAGAGTTGCCTCGCGGATCGCCACACGCGCCGTGTTGATGTCGGTGATGGTCTTGGTTCCCGCTACGTCCCAGGCCGCAGCAGCCGCACCGGTGTTGGGCGTGGCATAGTTGCCCGCCGTCTGCACCAGAGCGCGAACGCGATGAGCCCGATCCTGCCGCAACGCCTCGACCAACTGCTCGGTGAGGTTGTTGCGCAGCATCAGAGCGGAGTCGGCGTTGTCCCGAATCCTGTCGAACAGGATCTGGTTCAGCGCATACTCCTCAACGCGGTAGTTGTCGGTCGAGATTCCGAACCCACGGAGCGCGGCAGCGGTGCCGTCTTCCGAGCGCAGCGATCGCAACCCGTCGGGCGCGGTGTCGCTGATCTCGCCGGAGATCCGCTGACGGTTGATCTTCCAGATCTTGTCCGTTTCGTTGGCGACGCGGAAGAACGGCGCCAACTCGTCGACCCATCCGAACGCCTGCGGTCGATAGTTGACCGCGAGGTTCGTCAACGGGCGGTCGATACGAACGTCACTTCTGGTGGGAAGCATCGTTTACTCTCCTGTTCCCCGTTGCGATCAGAAGACCTGGGGTCGAAGCCAGATCGGGAAAGTTTCACCGTCGACAGCATCCATCAGAGCGATGCCAACCATCTCGGTCAGCGAAGCATCCGGGGGCAGGTTGTCGGTGGTGGAGGTCGCGCCGTGGTCGTGACCGTCGGTCGCAACGGTGAACTTGGCAACACGACCAGCGGTCGCGTCTGCCTTCAGCCGATCACCCTTCGTGATCGCTGCGCCGGCGATGGCTCGCGTGTAGCCTTGCGTCAAGACCGTGGCGGGCTCACCAGCGTTGGGGGCGTTCTGGAGAATCCCGATCACCGCATCCGTCTCGGCAGTCACCTGAGTGACCGTGCGCCCGGTGGCGTCAATGGTCATCAGCGAATACTGAGCTGCGGTGTAGTCGGCCGCGGCGGTGAATCCACCTCCGAGGTCCATGTTTTCCGAAGCACCCATGAGGGCCTCCTTTGTCAGTTACGTGAGTGAGAAGTTGCCGAGATCAGTTGCCGCGCGGCAGGCTGATTCCCTGGCTTTCCAGGTACGCCTGGTACTCCTCGGGGTGATCGGTGCTGGCCTGAACGGTCGCCTGGTTGTAGGTCAGCGCGGTTCCGTCCTTCTTGGACAGCTCGATGGTTTCGTCGATCTTGACCAGGAAAGCGTCCTGCGCCAGCATCGCGTCGAGTTGCTCGTCGGTCGCGTCCGGGTGCTGCTTGCTGAGAGCCACCTTGGCGTCCGGCTTCGTCTGCGTGAGTTTGGTTCGCGGCGCACCGGCCTGAATGCGGCCGTTGGTGTTGACCACCTTCTTGCGGCTGTCGTTGCTCTCGAGCTTGGAGCAGTACGTCCGCAAGCCCTCGGCGTCCTTGAACCAGCCGAGCTTCTGCAGCGCCGTCTGCGCGGCGTTGGAATCCTCGGCGTCGTAGCCCTCGACGTCGGCTTTCGCCAACGCGCCGCACTCGAGCGCCTGGTCGATGGCGGTGCGCGCCAACGCATTCTGCGCCGAGAGAGCCGTGTCGGCCATCTCGGTCTTGGCGACCTTCAACGCGGCGGTTGCCTCGGTGGCTGCCGTGGTTGCCACGGTCGCGGCTTCCGTGGCAGCAGCGAGCGCCGCCTCGAACTCGGTCTTCTGCGCGTCCATCGCCACCTGATGAGCGGCGTTGGTGTCGGCGAGTTTCTGCTGCAGTTCGATCAGCTGTTTCTGAAGTTCCTTGACGTCCATCGGGTCGTCTCCTGTCGGCACCAGTTGGTTGGTATTCCACTGTGTGCTGAGATGGTACCAGTTATTCGAACAGGCGATTTGCGTCGCCATCACCTCTGCGATCTTCGCTGCTGCAATCTGCACCGGCAGGAAAGGATCGGGGGTGATGTCTACCCCGCCGAACACAGCGCCGATCTCAGCACCGTGTCGGTCTTTGCCTTCTTCGGCGAATACAATCGAGAGCCCGCGCACGCCCATGGTTCCGTCGGCAGTCAGCTCGGCCCATCCCGCTGGAGAGAACTCCAGATGAGCCATCAAGTCGATGCCGTTGCGCCAGATCTTCAGCACATGCAGCGCCGGTTTCACGATGGACTTGTCGCGGAGATCCTGGTCTTCCTTGGTAGTTGCGTGACCAAAGTAACCAGCCGCCGGCGCACCGCCCTCACTCAACCAACGCGAGTAGTTCTGAACCATCTGGTCGCCCATTGCGGGCGTCAGGTCGAAATTTAGAGGCCCGTTTTTGAGGCCCGTGCCTTCGAGCCGCGCGATCGGCGTTTCGAGGATGATCGAACCGCCGTCGCCCTCACCCACCACATCGCAGAGGATCTCTTTCCCGCCGAACACCACGGTACGTTTCATGCGACCACCACGTAGAAGCCCCGACACATCTCCGCGCCAGCGCAGCTCGCCGGGGGCATGTTTGCGAAATATTCCTCGGTGTTCACTTTGTACTTCGTTCCGTCCAGCACGGCGCACGGTCCGCAAGTCGCTTTATCCAATACCTCGGATCGTATCACGAACCGAATCGCATCGCGTCGCGCCTGGATTTCCGCGTTCCGTCCCCAGTTCATCGCAACGCTCGACAACTCGCGCCCTTGCGGCTTACGGGAACGCAGCGAAAGACCGTCCATGAAACCAACCAGCCCTTGCTCCATAGCTGCACCGGTTGCGCCTTGCTCGGCCAGCCGAATCAGTTCTGTGCTGAACTCCGTCACCATGGAATCGACCAATTTCCTGACATTCAGGCCGATTCGGAGTTCTGCGTTGCGAGTGCTGATGCGCCAAGCATCGGGGCCGGTGGGCGTTTTCATCTTGCCGAGCATCCGCTTGGCCTTGAACTGCCGCTCCAGCTCCTCACGAACTTGAACACGACCGAAGCGCATCGTGCCGCGAAAGATGGGTCGCAGTTTTCGCTGTAGGGCCGCTGCCGCCATGACCTGCGGGCCGTTCGCCTTCCCGATACGCGCTACGTTCCCGGTGTGAATGCGCCCACGCACCGCACGGTCGACCAGCTCGGCCGCTATGTCCAACTGACCTTGCACCAACGTCCGAGTCAACCGAGCTTCCCACCGCTCGAGCCCACGAACGATAGTCGCCAGGGCTACGAACCGCTGTTCAAATGGCGTCGGGTGCCGAAAAAACCCGGCAGGCCGACGACCTCCAGGCGTCGGTTCGATTACTTTCGTCCCATCAGGAAGTTGTGCGATCTGCTCGATGTCGGCCTGGAGATCCGCTGAATCGAAAAGGGCCAAGGTCATACCGTCGGGCACTTTCATGTTGGCCCGCGACAGTGCGCCGAGTAAGTACCGACGGATGGTTTGGGTCAACCGGGCCTGGTCTTCCGGTTTCGGCGGTGGGTCGGTGGGCGGCGGTTTGCCCGGGTCCGGTTGGTTCGGCGGGACGTCCGGAGGCAGCTCCGGCTCCAATTCGGCCTGTTCCGTGGCACGCTCCTCCATCAGCGTTTCCGGGTCCTCGGCCATCTCTTTCAGCCGTGCCGGGACTTTGTAACCGAGCCGTGCAACCACTTCCGCCTGCAAGGGCCAACGCACACGCGGGTCATCGTCCAACGCTTCCGGGTTGGACAGCAGCTCGATCATGGCAGGTACGGTTTCCCGGTGCTCTTGCGGGTTCACCCTCTCGCAGATCAGTCGCGGGTACGACTTCACATTGGCGAAGTTGTTGTCCACGAATTCCTGAATCAGACTGGTCTGACCGGCGATCCCCTCGTTCTCGATCATGCAAACCCACTTCGCCAGGGCGTTCAGCGGCAGCATGGCGAAGGCCATCTGCACATCACCGAGGCCGCGTGAGCCCGACTTGGTGGTACCCATCTGCAGGAACTGGTTCTGCATCGCTGCGGCCATGTCGAGGGTTTTCCGCTCGATCATCGGGGCAGCGTCCTTCGGTGTGCCGCCCGGGTCGATGAAGCCGACTTTGCTGTTCTCGCTGTGCAGCACGTACAGGTTCTCGGGGGCCTCGCCACGCATCAGGCGCAGCGCCTTCTCCATGTTCTCTCGCTCGTTCTTGACGCTGCCTTTCGCTGCCAACGTGCCGTACGGGATCAAGGCGCCACGGCGAACCGTGTCCATGGCTTCCATCCGCTCGGCGATGTCTTTCAACTTGAACGCACGCCACAGCGGCCTGATCTTGGACTTGCCTTCGAGATTCATCCCGCGGATGTCCAACGTGTACAGCGCCAGGTCCTCCGCCGGCAGGAACTCCTCGGTGACGTACTTGCCGTCGGGCCTCAAGTAGCTTCGGGTGATCCCTTTCCAGTCATCGTTGCCGTCGATGTCCCATTCGTCGATGGTTCGCGGGTGCAACCACACCAGCCGCTTGTACATCTGAAACGAACCGAGCGAGGTGTTCCGGAACTCCCGCTCGCGGTAGAACAGCGCAAAGCCGTACTCCAGTAGGCCATCGAGGATCTCACCGAGTCGCTGCTTCCAACTGGTTCCGGTCCACGCATCGCGGTTCCCACCGATGCGGTACAGGTGAGTCTCGACCAGCCCGGCGATCTCCAGGTCGCGGGCATCTTCCGAAGCCGGTTCGACGCTCCACTCCGCTTCTTGCAGCGGCGTCTTGTAGAAGCCGAGGTGGCCCGCCACTTGCGGGTCTTTCACCATCCGCTCGATGGTTTTCATCCGCTTGGCGAATTGGAACTCGGGCAGGTATTCCTCGTCTAGCTGCCCGGAGTTGAACTGGGTCCCGCTCGCCACTTTGCCCGCGTGGATGAACGAGGTGGAGGGGCGTCGCACCGTGATTCCGTCACCCATCGGAGATCTCCATGCCGCGCAGGCATTTCAGGCAGAACATCAGCGATTCAATGTCGCCTTCCCCGCCGCCCTTCACCGCTGAATGGGTGCAGGAGACCGGCGTCAACGCTGATTTCGCCCACATCTTCTCACACCCGGCGCAAAGTTGCGCCTCGCGCGTCTTGGGTCGCGTGACCGCAAGGCCGCTCGCAACAGTTCTCCAGGGCAGCAACCGGATCCAGTTCATAGCTCCATGCTCCTATAATTCTCGGCGGTGTCTTGGTCAGCATCACGGTCCACACCAGCGCGGATGATGTGCGTCTCGGAAAGCAGAATCGGGCGGTGGTGGTAGTCCAGCCAGTACGTGAACGCATCGGCGGCGTGAGTACGCAGGCTCTCGGGCGGGTTGTGGCTCTTGGCGATCTGCGGGCGCCCTTCCACCCAGTAGTTCTGCTCGAGGTCCTCGATCAGCTCCGGGCACCGCTCGTGGTTGATGACCACTTTGTAGCCGCGCGAACCGAAGTGATGGTTTGCTGTGTTCACACGGTCGCGCACCACCGGGTTGGCCGCGGGCATATTCAGCAGCACCGACTCGAACTTCCCGTCGCACACATCCATCAGACCGCTGTAACAAGTCTCCCCGGTGTTCGCCGATCGGCTGTTGCCCGCTGCATCGCCGCAGACAATCACCTCTCCGGCGTGACGCGCAACCTCACCACAGTCACGGCCATATCGCCTCACGAATTCCGACGCAGCCTTCTCCACATCCTCGTTGTACCCCAGTGCAATCTCATCGAAAGCAACCACGGCGTTCCCGTAGTCCTGAACCAGCACCCACCGCATAGCGTCAATGTTGAAGTCGCAAGTGAGATGGATCGGTAGCGCCGGGTCGTACTCAGCGCGGAGGTTCGGGTCCTCGGTGGTGTGAAGGGTGCGGGAGAACTTCTTGTAGCACCGCCCGGTGAACATCGGGACGAACATGGCATCGAGGTAGGCCGCGGCCTGGGATTCGTCGTGCTGGTAATCCTTCGCCAGCTCGGTCGGGTAGAAAGCTATGTCGTTGTGCCACTCCGTTGCACGGATGGTTACGTGGGGCAGCTTCGGGCGGTTGAACAGGTGAGCGAACCAGGTGATGCCCTCCGGTGAGCCGGTTGCGAACCGCTGACGCACAGCAGCTCGTGGGTGCCGTGCACGACCACCGCCGAACTTCCATGCGTTGTAGTCCATCTTGCCCGGCTCATCGAAACCGACGTGGCTCATGTTCGGGCCTTTCAACCGTTCCGGGTGTTCCGCCGATCGCAGTAGCGTTCGCGCACCGTGAAATTGCGGTGGCCAGATGATGGTGGGTCGGGCGTTCCCGCTGAGAATTCTGATCGGTATACCCAGCTCGTCTCGTATGACTTCCTCGTACGCCACGATGAGAACGTCCCGGACCAGACCGAAGGTCGGTTCGACCAGCATCGACGGGTAGGCCCGTCCGGTGTGCTGAATATTGTAGAGATGCAGCAGCATATCCTTGATGACCAGAGAGCGAGTCTTCCCGGTGCCCAGGGAGCCGACAACAGCAATGCGGGCATGGTCGTCGTAGTTCGTCCAGAACTCGAACTGATGCGGGAGGCCCTCAATTTTTGGGCTGTGGCGGATGGTCAACTATCGTTCCCCCGCCGTTGCTCCCGTTACTCCCGTTACCGGCCGCGGCTCCGTTACCATTGCCCTCAACTCCTTGTGGTTCCCCGTGTTTGTTGACGCCACGAATCAGCGACACGGTGATGCCGTCAATCAGTGAATCGCCCGCACCGATCGCTGCGGCCATATCGCCCTTCCACTCAGCGGGTCGCCGGTTGCACAACCAGAACTTCAGCGCGGGGACGTTGCCGGCCCGCACCATGTCGTACAGCCGTTTCTGGGCGTAGTCATCCGCGAAGGCCCGCGCCTCGTCAATCTGGTCCCGCAGCTTCAGAGCTCGTACGCACTTACGGCAAGTGGATGCACCGCATTCGCACAGCGGGTCGGGCGTCATGGCTTTGTACAGCGCTCGAGCGGTCAGCCCGTCCAGGTCGGTCTCCCGCGCCGCGTTGAAGCAGGCCAACTCCAGACCGGACCCAACTCGGATCGCCGTGCAGATCTTCTTGACCACCGGCGGGGTCAGTTTGTATCGACGCCTGCTAGACACAACTCACCTCATCCAGCCCAACCGCCTTCGGTCGCTTGGCTGTTTTCGGTTCACCGTCGTTGAGCAGCGCCTCGCGGGCAACGGTGATTTCGTTGTTGAGCCAGTCGATCATCCGATCCGGGTCGAGCATGGTTGCTTGACTACGAATCAGCTGCAGCGTTCGCAGCCGCACGTCGCAGTTGTGCGTGGCCCGTGGGGTCTTCGATCTGGCCTTTGTTTCCGACCGATCCTCGCCCATGAATCAACCTCTCTGCCATGACCGAATCCATGGCTTCTCCAGTGTACTCGAACGTCGCGTTCGGCCTGGTGCCTTGCGCGGTGCGTCCGCCTTTTGCGTTCATCAAGGTGCTGCTCTTACCGCTCGGTCGGAACGATGCCGGTCGTTGCAGCATTTTCCACACAGCGGCCTTCATGTTCGCCCGGATCAGCGACGGGTGAGCTGGGTACGTGTGCAACCGGTAGCCCAACGCCTTGTACGCCGCGGCCAACGTGTCCTTCAGCACGAACGACAAACCAAGCCCTTGCCAATCCGGGAGCGTCACATGCCTGCTGATGCCTCGGATGTTACGCGCACCGACGGATGGATGCGGGCGATGCAGCACACCGCTGAAGGTCGCCAGGGTTCCGTTGCACCAGAGCCCGTAACATTGCGCCGTGCGGTTCAGCGCTGCGGTCAGATAATGAAATGGAGCGAACTGATCCCAGACGGCGTACGGAACTTTAGCAACGCTGATTTCGAGTTTTGGCCTTGGTTGAACCGCCCTCCAAGCGAATTCCATCGCCGGCAGTTGCAGCACCCAGTCGGGTTGCAACCAATCCATCACGTCGTAATGGCAAGTCACCGCGACGAACTGCTTATCGGTTTTGCGGATGTACTTCTGCACCGCATGGCTTCCGATCTGCGCCACTTGGCGGTCAACCACCGAGGTGAATTCGTCCACAACGATCGGGGCGTTGCCGCCAGCCAGAAGTCGCCGCGCAAGATCGGCTCGAAACCGTTCGCCCGTACTCAACACCGAATACGGTCGCATCCATGCCGGGATGGTATTGAACCCGACCGCTCGGCAGATGTCAGCGATCTCCGCCATGCTGTGCGCCTTCGGGAAGTCATCTACGACCGCGCCTGCGCCCCACTCCAGCGGTTCGAAGTCGCCCCACAGCTTCCGCATCACGGAAGACTTGCCGCCGCCTGACGGGCCAACCACGAGCCCGACGTTCCACTCCCGCGCCTCGATGGGGACCTCGCCTTTCCAACTGAGGCGACTGGCCTCGGCGGGGGGAACGTCGAACATGGCTTCCAACTGCCGCACTCGCCCGGTTCGGGAGAGCCGGCTCTCAACTACGAGATCAACGCTTGGCATGAGAGGCCCTCCTCTTCGAACCGCTGCAGCAGCTCGACCTGGTGTTCCTCTCCCTTGCACTGGACGATGACCCGGTACTCCAGATCCAGCCCGACTTCCTGTTCGTTGTCCAGGCTGTCGGCCATATCGCCGACGATGCGGTCGATCTGGCCTGTGTCGAAGCCGGTCATGGTCGCGTCCAACCCGCTGTCGTCGCGGAGCTCCTGAAGAATGCCCTTGAGACGGTCTACGTCCCAATCGCCAGCCATCGCCGGGTTGTTCAGCGCGATATTCAGCGCCTTCTCCATCCCGGAGTCCAGGTCCACCCAGGTGACGGGCATCTTGTCCATGCCGTTCAGCTCGGCGGCCTTGACGCGCTGATGACCTCCGACGATCACCGGTTCGTCGCTGTCGGCCCAACCCTTTTCTGCGCTGCGGCGATTCAGTACGACCGGGGCGACCATACCGAAGTCGTCCAGCGATCGGCGCAACCGTCCAAGCGCAGCGCTGCTGATTTTTCTCGGGTTGTAGTCAGCGAACCGAGTCAGCAGTTCGACGACCGTTAAGCTCTGTACTTTCATTCCGCCTCCGGTGAGGCTGTGGGGATGGTTCCATCCTACCGCACGGAATGTTCCACGTGGAACATTTGCAAACCGGGTGGCACGCCCTACGGTGAGGGATCGTGCCTTTCAGGGGCTTTTTTGGTTTTACGTCCCGGAGTGGGCGTATGGATTGGGAGGCGTGACTTCGGGAAACAGTTCGCACATTCCGGTTGCGCGTGGCTTGGTTGGATCATCCGGTGTGGTGTCACCGAACTCCAGCACTTTGAATTCGATCCGTGTCACTTCGGTGCCGAACGGTTCGCATTTCTGGCTGTTTGCGAACCTTTGGATGAATTCGGTCGCGGTTATATCGTCGAAACCTTCCCGGTGAACGTCGCATTGGGTGATGCTGCTCAGCGGTTCGATGGTGACTCCGAGGACTTCGATCACGCCCATGACCACCGGTTTTTCCCCGAGTTTCAGTCCCATGGCCTTTTTCACGACCTTGAGTTGCTGTCCGGGTTCGAGGTTACGCCAACCGAGCCGTCTCGTGACCGTTTTGTTACCGGCGAGGAACGACTGTTGCGTGAGGGCGAAGCTGATCATCCGCATGCCCTCGATTGTATCAGAGTCAGGAGACAGCGTTACCCTCTGCGTACTCGTATGCGCTCAGGAGCATTCCGAGGTCCCATTCGTCTATTGCCCCGTTTGCTACGAACCACACCACGAGTAGGCGTGTCACTGGGTTCTGCGGGTCCAGCGTTCGGATTGTTGGTTGGTGGTAGGCGCGTTTCATTTCGATCCCCACGCTTGCGGGGCCGAGCATTGCACCCGGCCCCGCGTTTCGTTTCGCCGTTCTACAGTGGGCACGGGCCGTGTTGCGGGTCGCATTCGCCTCGGCTCTCGCATTCAGCTATGGCGAGGCCGAGTGCGACGGCCTGGTCGGCTGTTCCGCATCCGGTGTCGTACATATCGCACTGATCCTCGATCTGTTGCTGGCACGAGAAGGCGCATGCTGCGATGGTCGCGCCCTCCAGTGTGCAGGTGAGTGTCGGTCGCGCTTGCAACGCCACGATGGCGCCGAGCAAGACGAGTACGGCGAGGATTGTTACGAGCTTTCTCATCGGTCGCTCCTTTCTGCCGCGAGGTGCTGCTCTACGGCTTGGTTGAAGACTTGGATTGCTGCTGCGTATCGCTGATCGGTCACGTTCAACGCAGCGAGTCTGTGACACGCTCCCCAGATAGGGCACCCGTTGCAGTTCTGGGGGAATTTCCCAATGAACTCCTCGCATATGGGTTTGTGCGCCGGGTTCATTGGTTGCGTTTCGGTCAAAACATCGTGCACGGTCGTGGGCGCGGACCTGTCCCGACCGATCGGCCATGGTCGCGGCCGCGCTTCCGTCCGTGCGTGACCAATTTGTACCATTTGGCCCTTGCGATCATGCGATGGCAGTCGAGGCAGCGTTCCCGCCCGCCTTCGAGGTGTTTCAGGCGCTTTTTCGACCGTGCGATCTTTTTCATGGTGACTGGGACCATGGCGCGAAACAATCGAGTGAAGAGGCCCGCTGATTTGCGCGGCGGCATGGATCGGTTATACCGCCGCGCCCGGTAACGGTTCTTCCGTCTCAGCTTTCTGTTGTAGCTCATGGCTTCGGAGTCACGCACTTCACTTGAACGCCTTGTCCGTTTGAACAGGTGCCGCTGCACCCGGTCGTACCACCGTTCAGAGCTATAGTCACCACGCGAGCTTCCTGGAACCCGGTATTCAACGCGGTGCAAGTGGCGCGCACCACCCGTTCACACGCTGCAATGTCGTCGCAGGCGTTGTCGGGGTGAAACACCATGCTCGGCATCGGGAAGGTAACGAGGTCCGCCACTCCCAACCAGACAGCATCGAGGCCCTCTTCCGTGGTGGTGTAATCCTCCACGGTGATCTCCAGCGCCTGGCCGAGTTCGGCTTTGGCTTTCAGGCCGGCGGGGTCCACGGTGACGGTCACCTCGGTGCCTTGCGCCATAGCCGCGCACCCAAGCAAGGCCGTCCCCATCAGGGCGAGTAGAGTTCGTTTCATCGGTCACTCCTTCCGTTGTGAGGGCTGTTGGCCCCCGTTTTAGAATTCTCTCAGATTCATACGGCGTTTCAAAGCCGGGTTCTTCCGCTCGAGCTGCTCGCGCAGTTCGGCTATGGTTTGGTTCGCTGTCGTCAAGGATGCGCTCACCGCCTCTGTGGTTGTTGTGGCTCGCTCGAGTTGGTTTCTCAACGCGGTGGCCCGTTTGGTTGCATCGTCGAATTTAATCTTCCACGCGGTCGCAATCCGTTGAGTCTGTGCGCTGGCTGTCGTTTTTGGCCCGCGGAGCCCGCGGAGCCTGTCGCGTTGCTCGCTTGTGAGTGCGGCTGAGTTGCGGTCGAACCGTTCCAGGTCGCGTAACTCCATCTCCACCACGTACCGGCGAGTTCGTGTGGCTGCGTTCTGTGAACTGGTCATGCTCATGTCGGCCAGCTCTTGACCTTTCAGGCCCTGGTCGTTCGCATCGGCGACGGCTTCCATCACGCCCTGGATCACCGCGGCCTGGCCGCCGTCGAGCATGAAGGCAGCCTCGGAGATGGTGAACACCAGTCTTCGGGTCGTGTCGCCGTTTGGGCCGCGCCGGTTCTCTTGGACAGTCCCGTTTTCCCGGTCTGCCTTTCGAGCGAGCCGTTTCGTGCGCGCCCTTTCCCTTTGCGCCAACTCTTGCGGGCTCATGGCATCGTCGCGGCGTAGCGTCACAGCATCAGGATGGTGAAGTGGTACAGCACATGCTCGTATGCCGCGTCTTTGTCGTGAACGGTGGTGAGCTTCTGTAGTTTGAAACAACTGTCGTTGAAGACCAGATCGGCTGCTTCAAAACCGTCGCGGTGAGATTTCGTCCACGCAACCAGGTTGTCTTCGTCGCGGCGCCGATTGGTCTTGAACCGGAACTCCATACGGTAAAGCACCATCTTGGAGCGTGGGGCGTTGCCGCCTCCCGTGCGTTTGTGCATAGCGAACAGTCTCGCTTTGCATTGCGCCCATGCGAGTTGCCTCGCCTCCTGAAACAACCGATTGATCTTGTGAATGTTGTGCCGCTTGCCTGCGTTCGGGTGTAACTCCTTCGGCGGGAGCGCCACCGGAACACGGAGCTCGTGCGCGGTGACTCGCGTGAGGTGCCGCACATCCACCTCGATCAGTTCGTACCCTTGCGGGAGTAGTCGTACGGTGCGCAGCTCCGGCCCGGCGATCCCCGTGACCACCGCGGTGAACTCTCGCCCGTTGGCGTGCTTCACGTACTCCCCGACATTGTGTTCCATGTGATCTCCTTTTCTGGTTTTGAAAACCCGAGGGTGCAGCAGCTTCTAAGCCGTTGCGCGCACCATGCCGATCAGTTCGCGCAATTCACAGCTGCTACTTTCGGTGCCCTCGGTCACCTACCGACTGTATGCGTCACTGGCGGCCCGGATCTTTGACGACAACTCGCATACGGTCGGCTCGTGGATTCTCGTGCGGTAGTGTGACGCACGGACGGTTCCACGCACCCAAGGAGCGTTGTTCGCCATCAAGCCGCCTTTGACATTTTACCCATATCCTCGTTCATCTTCAGCGATATTCAGCAGGCGCAGGTACTCGTGGTCAACCTGCCATCCCCGCTCGTGCCGTTGTGCGTAGCCATACCAGCACAGTCCCACCATGGACAGCCGCGCTACGGTTTCGCACTTGTCGATCAAGTAACTCAGCCGCTCCAGCGTGAAGTACTCCTCTTCGTTCGCGGTGAGGTAGTTCAGGATCTGCAGCGCCTCTTCTCTCACTCCGGCTTCGATGCGGTTTTCTTCTTGCGCGGCTTGCGAGCCAGCTTCTTCTCGGCTTTCGCTGTCGCCTCTTGCGTGACAGCAGCTTTCGGGTCAACGCGCAACACATCGGCGAGCTTCTCGGCGCCCAGCTCCAGTTTGCTGGATGCGGTGCGCGTCAGTTCGCCTCTCGTGCTGAGTTCCACGAGGAAGCCCCACAGTTCGGCTTCGCTGAGCGTTTTCCGGTCGAGGTAGTCGTGCATCGGGGAGGCGTAGTCTTTGTGGTCCTGATCCCCGTACTTGTGGATCTTCGGTTCGAAACCACGGCGTTTCGCTACGTTCTTCCCTGTCTCGGCCCAGATGCGTTCGATCAGTTTGTGCCCGATGAAGCGCATCGTAGCGTGGCGCGTTGGCGCGGTCGTGACAGCGCCCTCGGCTTGGCTGTCGAGCACCTTGCCGATGGCATCGTCGATGCGCAGGTTGAGCTTGGCTTCGTCGCGTTGCGTTGCGGCGGGGCTCTTGCCGGTCTGGGTCGCTCCGGTGACTTTCTTCAGCCAAGGGTCTTTCCGAGCGCGGCAGAGCTTCATTGCGTCAGCAGCGGCAACCACGATCATCGGTTTGTTCGCTCGCGGGTCGCGGAAGATGTGGCGGGTGAGTTTCTTGGCGTCCTTGCCGAGAACGGTAGACCATTTGTGTTCCTTCGGGTGGTCTTTGCACGGTTGCGTGAGGCGGATCCACTTCGGTTTCAGCATCCCGTACGACATGAACTGTTTCTCGGTCTGATCGACGCCACCATCGAACACGGCGTAACCATCTTTCCCGGCGTAGGCTTCGACAGAGGCTGCCCATTCTGCGTCTTGCTTCACGCGGTAGCACTTCTTGTCGGTGCACAAGTTGTCGCCATCGCCCTTCGGGCCTTTCCCAAGCACGAACAGCATCGGCGCGTTCCCCGATCGCTTCGAGCAGTCGGTGCACGACCCAACGTCGGGCAGCAGCTCGGCGTTCTCGGGGTTGAACCCGGGATCGGCAAGGTTCAGGATGTGGCTCTCGAGCGCGTACTTCACCCGATCCTTCTGTTCGTCAATGCTGTCGCGTGGGTCGAATCCGTCGTCGAGGTGCTCGGCTATGGCAGCGTCGCGGGCTTTCGGGTCGCGGATCTTCCCGAACATCAGCGCGGCGCTCACCGGGAAGTCGCCGGCGGCTACGAGCTTGCGTAGCTTCGCCGGGAACCGGGTCAACTCGGCTCGCTGGTAGATGAACGACACCTTACGACCGAGCCGGTCGGCTACGGCCTTCAGCTTGGCGTCGTCGTCGGCGTCGATCAACTTGGCGAACGCTTCGGCTTCTTCCATGGAGTTGAGGTCAACACGTTGCAGGTTCTCGACCATTTGCAGCGTTTTGATTTCGTCCTTACTCGCACCAGGCGGCACGATCAGGACCGGGATCAGTCGCTTCGGATCGTTGAGCTGGCTCGCGGCGGCGTGTCGCCGGTTGCCGGCGATCACTACGACCGGACCCAGGTGGCCTTTGTCGTCGTAGTCGCCCATGACCAGAAGCGGTTGCAAGATGCCGTGCGTTTGGATGCTGTCGGCCAGCTCCTTCAGTTCGGCCTTGTCGTACTTCTTTCGTACGTTTTCGGGCGCTGCGACAATTGTGTCCAGCGTCACCCACGCGATCCCTTTCGGGTTCGCGGCTGAGACTTTCTCTCCCACGTGATCTCCTTTCCGCTTTCGCGGTTGTTACAGTGTCCAGATCCACCAGATGAGTTTCGCAGTCAAAACCACAATCAGAATCGCGCCGCAGGCTCCGACCACGTTGGCCAGGACTGTCCCGACTATTTCTCCGCTCGTTTTCCCCATCAGTTCCTCCTGTGATAGAACAGGGGGCGACAACTCCCTCAACACCCGCCAGCCTCGGACCGGGCACGTTGAGAGGGAACCCGACTCGAAATTGAGCCGTGTCCGCCGTGTCCCCGTTACGGCAAGTCGCCCCCCATGGTTTTCATTTCTCGTGGCAGTCCAACCCGTGCTTGCACTTCTTGCAGCGTGGGCTGTGCCCAGATCTCACGAACTCCTCGCACGAGGGGTTGTGCTGCAACGCGGTGGAGAGCCCGTTGGTTCGGCGAGCTGAGTCCCAACAGCGACACGGCAACACTCGGCGTGTGCTGAGCCATCCAGCGTGAATCCAGACGGCTTGCGTCGATGAGTCGCCGACGCGCACGGTTCGCCGCTCGGCAGTCTTGATCGTGTGCCCCAGGTTGCGTAACTCGGAGAGCCTGCCGCTCACCCAGTTGTCGGCGATCGGTTGTCTGGGCGTACTCATTCGCATGGCCACTTGGTGACACGTTGCGCCACCGTTCTCGAAGCAGCGCAACGCGGCCAGCACTTTCATGTGCCGCTCGCCGATGTTCTTCATCACGCGGCGCGCACCCATGGCCTGATTCTCGTCGCACCCGGATCGCGCCGGTGGGTTGATCGCTTGCTGAATCAGTTTGTTTCGGATCTTCGGCTCGAGCCCGTCGAGGATGAACGCGATCAGCCTCGGTGTGTAGTGCGCTTCCAAGTGCCGCTCAACCACACCCGTAATCGCCGACGCATAATCTTCCTGTGTTTCCATGTCCTGTGGCTCCTGTGGTTCTGAAGTTCAGCAGCGATCGCCCGTCGGGGGCAGAACGTGAGTCAGCAGCTTCACGGCCAGGTCGGCTGCCTCTTCCATGCCTTGCTCTGACGCAACCATGTGGCACAGTGCGGCGTAACGCTTCGGGTCTACGACAACCATCACATCGCCGAAATCAGTCGTCGTTCCGCGCAGCACGGTCCACGCTACTCGCCGGGCCTTCGGTGAGTTGGCTCGCATCAGCACTTGAATTGTTGCCTTGAGCGGATGCACCGATTGGTCTGAGTCCATCGCTCCTCCTTTCCTGTTTTTTCTTCTTGTTCTTAGCTTCGGCGGCTCGCGCTCGGTTCATCACTTCGCGCTTGAGGTCGCCACGCATGACCGATTCGCCACGCTTGCAATCGTCGCACGGTACAGAAATCAAGGCGCCGTTGCTGGTGTCTGTCTCCACAACCAGGCCGAGGTCGTTGCAAGTCGCGCACACGGTTATGTCTGACGCTGAGTATTGATTCGGTCGTGCAGCCTCGAATGGCTGCTCGGTCGCCAACGCTACGATCATGCCGCACCAGTCAGGGTCGCTCGGCAGCCGTGGCGCGTGGACTTCTTCCTCGAGCGCCCGTTTGAGCCCGATGCGACCAGCGCGACGTAGCAGCGCCACAGTGGCCTTCCCGAAGGGGTCGCGCCCGGTGATCTTCTCGGAGGCTCGTCGCCGGCGCTTGATTTCAGCGACGGAAGGAATAGCTTCGTCGTCGGTCATGTGAACTCCGGTGGTGAGTTGGATGGACCGAGCCGAACACGGCTTCGGCTCGGTCTACCCAGTGCTGCTTTCCCGGTCAGGGTCAACCAACCAAAACAGCAGCAGTTGCTTTTCAGTGTTGAAGTTTGCCCAAGGCCCCCCTTTATCATGGAAAAAATCGAAGCGTGCCGTGGTTATTGTGCAGTTTTGTCGCGGAGCTCGACGGGGATGCCGTCAACGCCCATTTCGTCAATGTCGGTCAGGATCTTCCGCATCTCCTTCGCTGAATACGTGGGGGCCGAGGAGTGTGATTTCAGGAACTCGTCGGGAAGTTCGTCGGTGTATCGCTCGTTGGCGAGGTAGCGGTGCGGGTCTTGAAAGTCGGCGCACCATTCGTTGCGCGCGGCTTTCCATTTGCGATATTGCATCCATCGGTGCACAGCGGCAACGATCTGCGCTGTCTTCGGTTCTAAGTGCATTGAACGCCAAACCGTCTCGGTCTTTCCGCGGTATCGTCGCCGTCCGGTCTCTCGCCACACCTCCCAGAACAAAACAAAACCCGGCATTGTTTTTATCTGCTCTACTCTACTCTGCTCTACTCTACTGGCTCTAGAGTCGTCTAGAGTCACTCTAGAGCTAGTCTCTAGAGCTAGGTCCGTACTATCGGGGAACAAGTCATCTCGTGGCGGCATCGACAGTGCAGTGCGGTCGGCGTCATGCAACCATCCCCCACGCACCAGGCGGTCCAGGTGCAGCAACGATGTGGACCCGATACGGCCCGCGATCCATTTTTCATCGTTGGGGATGCGGTTGCTGAGTTGCCCCGCCAGAAGCCAGAGTTTTACCAAGTGAATTTGGTCACTTTCCGGCAATTGGTTGAAAGCATAGTCGTTTAGCAGCGCAGCGTACAGCTTGATCCACAGCATCGGCTGTGAGCCCGATTTCTGGTAGTGTTGGAACTTCTTGAAGTTGGTTACGGCTAGTAGTTTGGGTCGGGGTTGCATTCATCTCTCGATGTGAGTGTATGGTAACACATTCGTTTGCAAAAGTCAAGAGCCCTTGCAGTTCCCAAGCGGAATGTTCCGGCGCTCGGCTAGAACTTGGTCGCGTCGATTTTCCTTGCAGGCATATCGGGAACCAAGTCATCGAGCCCATCGAACACGCCAGGAACAGTGACCAACTTCCCGCCACGGACGAACGGGCAAGTGGAGTAGAACCCACACCATTTCGGGCCACACCACCAGGCTCCATCGGGCGCTGGTGGGAAAACGCCGGCGTCAATACCGGCGATGGCGATTTTCATTTTGTTGGCTATGCGGGCCTGATCGTCTTCGGTGTTCACCACAGCAAGCGGAACGTAAGTGGTTTTCTGTTGCTTCGGTGTGCAGACGAGGTAATCGAGCACCTGTGTAGGCGATTCCTCTCCGGTCTGAACTCGGTAGCCCAGTGAGTACAGCGCGAGCTGTTCGCTTCGCTCGGCCTGATCGGCCGTCGGGCGCTTCGCACTGTTCTTGGTATCCCGGATCGTATGATCCGATTCAACGATGTCGGCGTAACCCACCACTTCACGGTCGATCCCAGGGACACGAAAGATCAGTTTCACTTCCGTGGCCAGAGGCTCGAGCATCGGTGCAACGGTCCCGTGATGCAGCTCGGTGGACTTCAGCGCCCGGTTTTGTATGTTGCGCTTCGACGCAACGGTACCGATCTGCTTCTCATCGTCGGACCACTTGTAGTCAGCTTTCAGTTCTTCCACCGAGGCGTCTCGGGTGCAATCCAGCACAGCGTCCAACGGCGCCAGCTCCTTGGTTTCGATCTTGGTGTTCAGGTCGAACTCTTGGCCTTTGTGCTGAGCGCGGCCAATCACTACGGAAGTCCCGTAAAGTTCCCGGTCGCCCATGATGTATCGCCGGCGATACTTCTCGCCGCACTTCAGGTACATCATCAACTGGGTGTAGCTGAATCTCATTTCTTCGGATCTCCTTCGAGCCACGCTTCCACGCAACTCAGTGAACCCCAACACGATGCCGGGGCGTGGTTGTAAAGGTAAGCCACGAGAGCGGGTAAGCTCACGCAGTTTTGCGGGTCGGCTCGTTGGCAAGCGTCGGCCAGGTCGTTGCTCAGCACAGCCATCAAGAAGCTGCCGAGCGGCCTGCGGTTGCGCACGTACTCGTTCAGCGCGGTGATCATTTCACCGCGGGCAACCATGTTGCGGTGGTGATAATCCTCATCGTCGGGAAGCAGTTCGTAGATGCTCACAGCAAAGCACTCCACTTCTCTCGAATCGTGGTCAGCGCGGGAACAGCGGCGCTGCTCTCTTCCAACGCCATCTCCAACTCGTCGATGAGTTCCAGAACGGACTCGATGGTTTCGTCCATCCCGCGGTACGTTCGGGTCTTCTTGATCGCGGCTCGCGCTTCGTCAATCATGGCGCGGGCTTCGTCGCGGTCGGCGGTCCTGTTGGCCAGCTCGTCTTCCATCTCGCCGAGCAGGCGCTCCGCCTCTTTCAGCGCATCGTTACTCATGATTTTCTCATGAACAGGTGCCAAACGTAAGGCGCGGCGAGCCACGATCCCTGGTGAACGAGGTCCGGTGTAATGTCCCATCCGGTTTCGAGTACGACGAAGCGGTCGATCTCGGTTCGCCTTTCGGTTGGGTCTACGAGCGCCCAGAGGTAAGCGTAGGAGCCTTGCACGGCCACGTGCACGAACTGTGCGCCGACCGGCGTGCTCAAGCTGACCGAAGGTTCAGGCGAGAGCGGCCCGTATTTGTAGATTCGCTTCATGGTTTTTTGTCTCCAAAGTTGGTGAAGCAGTTCGCTCCAAAGTGTTTGCGGGCCGCCGTGTCGTAAGCGATCGCCGCGTCAAGTTCTGTGCTGAAGGTCCCCAGGCTGAAGTTGCGGCCCAAGGCCCGAAGTCTCGCCCCCCATTTCTTGCCACGACGGTAGACGCCTCGGTACCGAGAGGTCTTGTTTGGCATGTTCATGACTGCGTTTTGCGCGTTGCGGCTCACCGTGGTCAGGCGCAAATTGCCGCGAGTGCAGTCCAGTTTGTTTCGGTTGGTGTGGTCAACGATCTGACCCTTGGTCGCGCCCATGATCTGCCGGTGCATGTACACCAGAACCTTGCGGCGCTTGCCAATAGGAAGCTCGGCTCGAGCCGCGTATATCCCGTTGCGGTGTTTCAACCCGCGCCAGGTGTACTTCCGCAGCTCGAGCCAATCGGCATCGTCGACCAGGACATAGCCACCGTTGCTGAGCGCGATCTTTTTCATCCGTGCTTCAGCATCAAGTTGGCCAGCATCGTGGCCCACGGCGAGGCCGTGTAGCGAACGCCCCACGGGAGGTTGTCGAAGAAGGCCCACAGGAACATCGGCGGGTGAGGCCCCTCCCACTCTATACGCTGTGTTTCCCGGGCCTGCTTCGGTAAGTATCCCGTGGTCATATCCACGATCTCGTGCGAAGCAGGATTGGCGACCCAACAGTGCATCTCCGGCATGACACCGGAGTTAACCACACGGCGGAATTCGGTTGCCAACTCCCTCATCGAGCTGGCCCCCCGATCGCTGAAGACGTAGCTGAAGTGCGTGTTGCCCTCCCCGGCGAAGGTGCGCCGACGATACGGCCAACTCATGTCGCCGGCCTGAACCAGCCAAGTCTCGCCGGTCAAAGTCTTCAGTACGCTCGCTGTGCAACGGGCGTTGTAAAGGCACCGCTTGTGAGCGTCGTTCGGGTACTGCGTCTGCATTTCCTTCTCGACAGCGATGTAAACGGCCAGCTTCATCCGGTCACGCTCTTCGACGCGGGAAGCCATCAGAGGAGATCGTTCGGGTCGTTCAGCAGGTCGCCTTGCTCGGTCGGCGGTTCTTCGACTTCCCCATCCTTCAGCGGGGGGCCGGCAGCGTCTTGGCGCTCAGGCTTGCCATCGTCGCCCAAGCCCAGCGCGGCATCGCCGAAAACGGAGTGGTCTTTCAGGTTGCGCCCGGCCATGTCGCACATCTTCACCCCAACGGCGGAGATATTGCGGTACCCGGTGAAGCGTTCGGCTTCGGTCTTACCGGACGGGACGAACGTGGTGAGTTCCTTCAGCAAGTCGCGGGCAGCCGTCTCATCGCCTTCGACTCGACTCATGATCTCGTCCCACAGCTTGGTGCGTCTGTTGTCCACCGGCTTCGGTTTCGGCTTCTGCTTCGGCTTCGGTTTCGATTTGGAGCGACGCGGATCGCCACCACCGCTCGGCATCTCGCGGCCCTGGGCGACGTTTCCATCATCGTCGTCATCGTCCAAAACCAAACCGATCATGGGCGCGTAGGTGTAACGCAGCCCATACGAGACTCCCGATCCGATGGACTGCGGCCCATCGTCGCGGCATCGCAGCGACAGCGAGCAAGAGCACCATTGGCAAGTCTCAACATGGATCAGCCTGGAAGTCACGGTGACGTTGTTGCCGTTGTTGCTCGGCGCTTGCATCAGCAGCAGGCCATGGTCGAGCAAGATGGCTCGGGAGGCTTTCACCATGCTCTTGAACGAGGTGAAGTTGCTGCCGAAGTGAGGGTTCTTCTTGTCCTTCGTTGCCACGGAGAACTGGGCTTGCGCTTCGGCCAACGCTTTCACCAGGTCGCCGTGATCGTCCGAGAAGGCCAAGGTTTGAATCCGAATCGTGACCTCGGGTTTGTCGACTATCTGTTCCAAGTGAACATCCTTTCGCACCGAAGAAGCTGGTGCAGGAAAAAGGCGAGGCGTGTGCGGAATTCACCGCGGCACGCCCCGCAACGGTCGTAGTAGTGTCTCGGGGTTGCGTCGGTCATGCCGATACGGCTTTCGGCGCTTTGCGTTCGGCCTGCCGTTCTTCGATCAGAGTCTTCAGCACCCGTTGGTACGAATCCCATTTCATCAGGTGCAGATCGTCGGGCCGTTTGCGTTGCTCCCATCGCCACAAAGTCGAGTGGTCGATGCTGGCTCCCTTCCCTTCGCTCATCCGGGCGGCCATACTCATCAGAGTTATGCCCCAGTGCTTGCGCCGCTTAATCAGCGCATCCAGTTGGTTTCGAGTCACGGTTTCTCCTTTTGGGTGTGTGTGGCGTTGCCGCCGCTCTCCCGGTTCCGTTTGTTCGTGAGTGAGTGAATGCTCTAGAAAGCCTCGGGGTCGATCTTGCGAACGGGGGCCGGCCCAACCATGCCGCCCATCGAGGTTTGGATCTCAGCGAACCCTTCGCGCACTTCGTCGCGCAACCCGTCGAAGGTTTCGTCCTTCAGCACGGACGGGTCGACGCCACGCAGCAACTGGCTGGCTTTGTCGAGCTGCTCGCGCAGTTGGGCATCGTCGGCGATGTCCCGCATACGGAACGTGTCGATGAACTCGACTATGTTGTCGATGTTCGACCCATAGAACCGTTTCCGTTTGCCATCATCGTCAGGCGTCAGCTTCTCCACGAGGTGATTCACCAGCTTGGCGAACCCGCCGCGCATCATCGCCATGCCTTGCTCGCGGGCCTCTTCGATGAGGTTCCCGACGCGCTCTTTTTCTCGCCGGAACAGTTGCGGCGCTGTCTCGAGGATTTCCTCGGGCGCAGCGAGGGAGAAGAACCGCCAGCTCAGCGAGAACTCGGATTCGAGTTGCTCCGCCGACGGATAGTCTTCTTCGTTGAACTGCGGTCCCAGCTTGACGCGATCGGCTTCCCGGCGGTCGATGTACACAGCGCGCAGCGCAGCGACCATCTTGTAACGCTCGATGTCGGCGTTATTCAGGTAAGCGTCGATCTCTTCCGCAGCGGTCGGGTGGATGTGGTAGATCCCGGCCTTGAACAGCGAAGGCACGGAGCGAGCGCGAATCCAACCCATCAGCTTGGAGTCGAACTTCCTGATCGCTTTGGTTTCTTCGCAGGCCAGCAGACGTTTGCCGAGGCGCAGCAGCTCTTTATCGGCGCCGGTGGTGATCTCGTTCAGATCGCCACGGCGCGAGCTACCGAGCCTCGACAGGCCAACGTGAAGCATCAGCATGCCCACGCTGTCCTGTTGAGGTTCGATATTCACGACTGGGTTCTCCTGTGGGTGTGGCGCGCAACGCTGAATCGCTGCGGGCGTTTCTCAACTCGTAATTCCCCACCAAGCAGCGCAGCGAATTCTTTCACCAGGCGCTCGGCGGTCGTGTGGTTCGCTCCGGAGATGCCGTCAATCTCCAGCTTCGCTGTCCCGTCTTCCAGGATGGTCAGCGTCATCTTGTCGAACTGTTGCATCAGTACCTCCTGCGCGTTGCGACAAGGACGTTGCTGGCTTTCTCGGTGACGGTGAACCCGGCCTTCGCGGTGACGCGCTTGTACGCAGCAGCGGTGTAGGCGCGTTTCACGCCGTTGGTAATATCGGAACTGTCTAGCGAAGTCGTGCCGGTGTGCGTGAGCTTCCCGTTGGCGTACCCCAACGTCCCGCGGTTCGTGCTGCCGGCGTGCAGCGTCTTGGTGCCTTGCGTGACAACCCAACCATCGGCCTTCAGCGCGGTCGCCAGCAAGTCGAGGTCAGCTTTCATCAGCGAGACGGTTTGCGTTCGGCGTTCCCAACACGGCATCACACCACCAGCTTTCGTTTCGAGGGCTCGTCGGCGCTCATCGTGGTCTTGTAAGCGTCGTAGTAGCCGCCGGTGGAGGCGTCGAGGAAGTTCCCAGAGGCGAGCCCACGGAGCTCGGCAAGGTCTTCGGCGCCCGATTTGCAGATCGGCACGATGTAACGTCGGGCTTCATCCACGGGAATGCCCAGGCGCTTCGCGGTGCGGCACACGTTGCGAATCTCAGCACCGGTCCATCCTTCGGACCACGCCAGAGCGTCGATGGTATCGCTACGGCTCACGTCGTAGATGCCGCCAAACAGTTCCCAGATCGCGTTGCGCTCGGGGATCGTCGGAAGATCGAAGTACCAGATGCCAGCGGTGAAACGGCGTTTCAGTTCGGGCGGCAACGCGCGAAGTTTGTTGCACGTAGCCATCACGAACACGCGGCCGTTCCCGATGCGGTCGATGGTTTCGAGCGCAAGGCGAATCCGTCGCTCGGACTCACCCACCAGGGAACCTTTCAGAGAGCCCATATCGAGCCGAAGATACGGCGCGGTGTGCAGACCGGCTATGGTCTTGCTGACAAGCGTTTTGCCGGTCCCGGGAGGGCCAGCGGAGATCAGCCCGTCCCAACTACGCTCTTCCATGGTTTGCAGCACCTGGCCGATCTGATCTTGCGTGACACCGGAGGAGTCGCCGGCAGAGTCACCAGCACCAGAACCGGCCAACGCCTTGTCAATCTCGTCGATGTGCAGCACGGCCTGTGGTCGCTCATCGTTCCCATCGCGGAACAGCCCATCGAAGAACTCCATCAGCGAACCCAGGCCACGGATCGAGTCGCGCTCGGTCTTGCGGAATTCCATCTGGAGACCGGGAACAGCGTTGATCGCTTCTGTCTTGCGGTCCCACAGCGACTGGAGGTTGATCGCAAGGTGCGGCGCTTCGTCGCCAGCCTTGCGCTCGACACGCGACAGCGACAGCACGGTCTGCTGTTCGGCGTTGAACGAGGACAGCCCACGCAACGCGCCCACGATCTGATCGCGGGACTGATCGGTCATCTCGGTGATCTCGGCGCCGTTGCGCTTCACATCGTCCAGAACCACATCCACGACCAGCGCCAGCTCGGCGTCGTTCGGAAGCGGGTGGCGTAGCTGGATGATGTCCTGCAGCAACTCGGCGGGCGGGTCCAGGCTCGGACCCATCAGAACCATCGTGGAGCCACGCGCCTTGAACGTGTCGCGCATGTTCCCAAGGGCGGTGGCGACTCGCATGTCGTCCACCAGTCGGTGAGCGTTGAACATGAAAACCAACCCGCTCTCCGGGAACTTGGTGTTCAGCAGCTCGAGCGCCAACACGGGGTCGGTTGCCTCGGCAGGGGTAACGTTTCCCAACAGCGCGGTCAGTTGCTCCTGGGACTTCGCATCGACGGCTCGGAAGCCTTGCACGATGTCCCATCGCAGCACACAGCCGCCGTTAATCTCGCGCAGCAACCGGAAAGTCTCCGGCTGGTTGTCCGTTGCGACCGACACCAGCGGGGTGCCGACGCGGCGAACAGCGGTGAATTCACTCATCAGGTCCATTTGGACTCCTCTTGGTTATGGCAGCAAGCGCCCACCTGGCCGTGAACGGCAAGACGGCGGCAGCTGCAAGTACAGCTTCAACAGCGGTCAGTTCGTGGTGCGAGCGAGTCATCAGTCGCCGTTCCAGTGGGTACAGCCGATGCGCTCGCAGTTCTCATCGTGTTTGTCTTCCGGCCCGTGGTTGTCGGAGAACTGCCGGTTCTCCAGAGCGTTGGCGATCCGCTCGAGCGCCTTGGCGATCTTCGGCAGCGTGACTTCGAATAGGCGTTGGCCCGTTCGGGTTTCATGTAGTTGCGGCACGGTTCTTCTCCCATTGTTTAACGGCGGCAGCGCCCAAATCCGTGTCCCACAATCGGGCGACGGAGAGATGCAAGTCGTCGGGCTCAAACAGTTTCGGTTGCTTCGTAGTGCATAGCGCCAAGCGCCCTTCGATCGGTTTCATCCCGGTGTGGTGCAAAGCGCAACGGTCTTTCTCCAGAAAGACGCACTTCGCGTGGTACCAATCGTGTCTGTAAGGGTTAAACTCGATAAGCGAGTCCAAGCCTCCCATCAGGTCGCGGCGCTCACCGTCAATCTTCAATTTGGCTTCAGCGGAAACGGTCGGGCACAAAACAGGAACGCTGTCCCAGTTGTCTTCGCTGAACCCACCGAACCACCAGGCCATTTGCAACCGATCGGTGTGACCAGCTTGCATCAGCGCCAATGCCTCGACTGGTGAAGGCCAGCACGGTGCGCGGTTGCACATCGCAACGCAACGGGCACAGGCGCATTCTCTCGCCTTCCCCCCGATTCGTAGCAGCGTTTCGCGCGCAGCAGCCAAAGTGGTCACGCGCACAGCCCGGCGTCCCGATCCCGGTCTTCCCGGATCGAGGCGATCTCATCGAGCATGCACTTCTCGCAGACTTTGTTCAGTTCGATCAAGCCGGCGTCACAACTTTCCGGGCAAGCGGAGCGAGCGCCCTCGGCGCCATCCACTTCCGGGTCGCCGTCGGTAATGAAACCGTCGCCGTCGCAGTCGTAACAGATTTCCGGGTCGCACCAGTCGCAAGTACCCATCGTGAGCTCCTGAAGGAAAAAGTAACTGCCCCGAAACGGAAGCAATTTTCGGTGAGCAGACGCTGCATCGCACGGGTTAAATGGAAGGCAGCGTCTGCTCAGCGAAACGTGCTTACTTCATCGGCGTCTCCTCGTGTTGTCGTAAGTCTCGATCTATTGTGTATAGTATCAGACTTGTTTGCGTTTGTCAAGTGCACTTGCACGATTGTGGCAGCGTTTGCCAGGACCGGTTTCTCAGCAACCGGACAGCAAATGCTCAAGCACCCAGGCCATCCAGCTCGGCTCAGTCCCGGTGAAGGCGGCGAGCTTCAGCAGCAGCTCGAGCAGCAGCGCAAAGATCGGGCACCACACGGCGCGGTTAATCGGGAGACTCATCTCGGTTTCCTTTCTTCGGGGGATAGTGGGAAAGTCGGCCGGCAACGCCCCGATCGCTGCGGCCTGGTGGTGGCGGCAACGGGTTCCCCCGTCACCGCCGGTGGTGAATCAAATCAAGGACACGTTGGTAACGTGAAACACTTTCATTTCCCCGGTCGGCTCGGCCCCACGAAGGGAGTTCCCTCGCGTGTCAACGGTGTCGGCCCAGATCTCCAAGACGACCCAGGTTTCCCCGCGGCGCTGGAACACATCCACGAGCACAGCATAGGTCCCGGAGGCGTTGACGCGGCAGTTCGGTTCTTCGAGCCAGTCGCCTTCGCGGCGTTGAAGGTCCCCTTTCGGGATGTCGGTGGCAGTCATTTCAGATCTCCATGGACCCAATCGCGGATCAGGTCGGGAAGGGAAAGAAGGAACAGAAGTAGATTTCTCACGGTCAGCCCCGGATCACATAACGGATGTCGTCTCGCCAGAACTCAGGTTGCCATTGCAGTATTCGCATCTCGAAAAGGATGTAGCGAAGTCGGTTCAACATGGCGGCTCCCACGGCGGCAACGGCTCGATCGCCGATGCCGCCGGTGCGGAAGTTACATCAGGAAGTTCTCGTCCATCGCGTCCAGCTCGGAGAGGAACGCGGCGACGGGCGTTTTCGTGGCGACAACGCACAGGCGAATGTCGGCGCCCTTCAGCGCGTGGTTCAGCAGCAGCGTCTGGTAGTAACGCACGGCTTTGTTCTTGGACAGCGGCGGCATCATCAGGTCGAGACGGGACCAATTCCGTTTGTCGGATCGGATCGGCCCGGTCGGGTCGGGGTAGCACGGTGCGTAGAGTCGAACACGGCGCGGTTGCATCGGTGGCTCCTGCGGAGGCGGCAACGGCCGCCCCCGGTTCGGTCGTTAGTTGTGGTTGGAATCTTCCAGCGGGATCGCGTTGCCGATCTTGCATCCGGCTTGCAAGGCGCGGATCTGGTTGCGGGCTTCGCACAGGTGCGTTCGGATTTCCTGAAGGCGGCATTGCAGTTGCGAGGCGATCAGGCCATGGCGGAGCGCGGCGGTGTCAGCGCGGCTGTCGGAGGAGTCGTCGACGGGAACATCCAACGCGGCTACGAAGTCGAACAGATCTTCACTCAACGATCCAATCGGGAGGCCAGCGGTGCGCGGCAAGTTGCGCGAAAGGTTCGTGTCGGCATTCTCGATCTGGGTCAGGGCTCGGTCGAGCGTCTGGTTGGAGAAGGTGAAATATCTCATCGGTGGCTCCTGCGGCGGCAACGGCCCGGCGCGGCTTGGTCGGTTGGGGGCGCTCGGAAGTGAGCGCCCCCGGTTCGGTCGGTTACGCGGCGAACGGCAGCAGGATCTCGTAGGTGTAGATTCCGGACGGGCGCTGGGCTTGCAGGACGAGGAGCTGGACGGTGATCTGGTTTTTGGCGACTCCCAGTTTGCGCTCGGTGACGGCGATGCGGATGGCATCGCGCTTTTTGAGGTTCTTCTGGAACGTCTTGAAGATCTGGTTTCCATTCCCGATCAGGAGCGCGTTGCGGGTGGCGGCGTTCGGCATTTTGAGGTTGCCGGGCGTGGAGACGGGAACGTCTCGGTGAGCGGCGACGGCGGCGAACGGATCGTTTTCGCGGCGGCTCTTGGTCTTGTGGCAGCGCAGGATCTCGGCTTCGGGGACGGTGATCTGGTCGCAGGTTTTGAGGGCGCGCAGGTCAACGTCGGTGAGTTGGGTGAATCCGGTTCGGATCTTGTCGGGCGTGAGCGTTCGGCGCTCGCGCTTCTCTTCGGCGGTCTTCGGGGTCTTGGGGGTACGTTTCGACATTTGGGACTCCAATGCGCTCTCGCGCGGTTTGTGAATCACGTTCGTGCGATTCGTGGAGCGTTCGATTCGTCGGCGGCAACGGATTGAACGCTCAGGCGAATTACGCGAAGCGGGCAACGAGGCGGATCGAGTGGGGCGAGCAGCACAATTCACGGGCGAGTCGACGGGCGCGGCGCGCGGCCTGTTTTAGCGAGCGGTGAATTCGGGGCGTCGGGTCGTGTCGCTTCTCGGAAAGTTCGCCATTCGTGAGCGTTCGGCCAATTGCGATTTGGTACGTGGTTTTCGTGGTCGAGTTCTTCATTTGATTCTCCAGTTGCGCGTTGCGCGGTTCGTGTGCGCTCGCACGA